GATTCTGGAATACAAGAACTACAATATTTATTTATTGCAAAATCAAACGAGGACGAATAATGAAAAAAAAAGATATATTGCTATTTTCTCTAATAGGTATCAGTTTAATATTTTCATGTTTTAATATGACTTTGCAAGATCGCACTTGCTATAATCTTGAAACAAAAGATATTACTGATATGTACAAAAACTATGTAGAAGATTGGAAGCTACAATCCAAAAAGGCTTTCGATGAGGCAGAAGCTAAAATATTTATTGTACCTAAACCTCCAGTAGTTGTAATACCTATGGAAGATCCAGATCCAGCAAAATGTATTTGTAAGGGTACGGGTATAATAGTACATGGAGACGGTCATAAAACCCCATGTCAATATCATGGAGTAAACAAACAAATACTCAAGGAAAAAGATTTAAAATTTAAGCCACTTATAATACTGGAGAACAAATGAATATTGATAATATTTTAAGAACTGTTGCTGTTTTAGCTGCCATATTATTGATGCTATCAAGCGTAAACTTAATGTCTGCATACCAATTTTTATCACAAAAACTAAAGGGTAAAACAGACACTTTTATTGAAATTGTTAATTTATGGCATATCCTAAGAGATAAGTGCGAACAAGCAAATTTAAAAGATGCGGTAATAAAGCTAGATGAGACTTTTCCACTGTTGAATAAAGAGGAAGAAAATGTATAAGAATCTCATTGCATTAGTGCTTATTTTGTATGCTCTTTTTGGGGGTGGATTGTCAGACGTTTTAAAGAACATCATACCAAAACCATCACCAGAGCCAAAGCCTGTAGCAATACTAAATATAGATAGGCCAACTGATAGTATTATAGCTAGAGTACAAGTTTTCTCTAACTTAATTACAGACCCAACTGATAGAGCAAAGATAGCTATATTTAATAATGATTTTGCGAACAGGATAAAAACCTGGAAAACAAATAATCAACAAGTAAACGACGTATATACATTAGCTGGTAAAATATTTTTTCAAGATTCTTTAGTCAATAAATATAGCGGGTTGTCTACAAACATTACCGACTTATTAAAAGAACTATTGACTGACGAGAATCACATATTAACAGAAGAAGAAAAAAATACAGTCAGCGCATATTTTGATGGCGTTGCTTGGGTTCTAATACAAAGGAAATGATATGAAGCCAGAAGAATTAAAGTCTGCTTTAAATAGTATATTTTCACCAAATGGATTCATATTGAATGGATTTAATATTAAGTGCAATACGCCACTAGATACTAAAATAGAAACCAAAGACAATAATATTCTTATTACCTTCAATGGCAATACTCCTAAAGCATCTATAAAAAAGATTATAACACTATCTGTTAATGTTGAACAAATATGTTTAGAAACTACTGGCGGTTACATAAAGTTTAAATATTTTCCAATTATTAGATTTTCATACGACAAGGTTTTCAGTGAATGTGATCAATGTGTAAGTCTTGATCCAATGTATTTAGAAATTGATAATAAGTATGGAAACAAGCAAGATCGTGAAGTCGCAAAGATGTGCTTGCAATTTGCTAATGAGTGGGCTACAATATGTCAATCGTCTGGTGTAGATTTTAGTAATGCTGATATCAAGACGCGAAGAAAGCTAAAAAGAGAGTGCTATTCATTCGTAGAAGAAAACGTACATAAAGAACTTGAAAAAGAGTATGGCTCAGTCATACTAACTTGGCTATTTATTTACATAGCACTTCCGATGATTATTAAGTGGGTTGTTGCGAAAATTTTAAGTAGATTATATAGTTGAATAAAACATAGGATAAATAATGAATGTAACTAAGCGTAATGGAAATATTGAAATATATAATGTGGAAAAGATTCACAAGGTTGTAGATTGGGCGATTCGCGGCTTAAATAACGTATCTTTGTCAGAAATAGAGATGAATGCTAATCTATCTATCAGAGATGGCATTACTACTAAAGAGATACATCAGATTCTTATTAAGTCAGCAAATGATTTAACATCCCCGCAAAATCCAAATTATCAATATGTGGCATCAAGACTATTGAATATGTCTTTAAGAAAAGATTTGTGGGATAAGTATGATTGCCCGCCCCCACTATGTGATCATATTAAAAAGAATATTGAGTATGCAGTATACGACGATAACTTATTAAGTAAATGGACAAAGGAAGATATAGTCTCAATTGAACAGTGCATTGATCACAATAGAGATTATCTTTTTACATATGCTGGGTTGCAGCAGTTAATTGACAAATATCTTGTCAAGAATAGAATTACTGGAAAGATGTATGAAACCCCACAGTTTGCTTACGTGTGTATAGCAATGGCTCTTTTTGATTCTGTAGACGAAGTTAAAGAGGCATATGAGTGTTTTTCTACATTCAAGATTAACTTACCCACACCGATCATGGCTGGCGTAAGAACAAAGATTAAGCAGTTTGCTAGCTGTGTTTTAGTAGATGTAGAAGACAATCTTGCTTCTATTTTTTCTAGCGTACACGCAGTTGGAAAGTACACGGCACGTAGGGCTGGCATAGGTCTAAATATTGGAAGAGTTAGACCAATCAACTCAGAAATTCGTGGTGGAGAAGTAATACACACTGGATTAATTCCTTATCTGAAAATCTTTGAGTCTACCGTAAAGGCAACAAGCCAGAATGGAATACGTGGCGGTTCAGCTACAGTACATGTGCCATTTTGGCATTATGAAATTGAGGACATTATCGTTCTAAAAAACAATGCTGGAACTGACGATAATAGAGTGCGTAAGCTAGATTACTCAATTCAGTTTAATAAATTGTTCTATGAACGATTCATCAAAAATGAAGACATTACGCTTTTTAGTCCAGAAGAAACAGGCGGTCTTTATAGCTCAATGAATAATAATGAAGACTTTAAAAAGCTATATGAAAAGTATGAGAATAGTCGCCAAATCAAAATGAAGAAAAAGATTAATGCTAGAAAATTAGCAGAAATATTTACTAAAGAAAGACTAGAAACTGGGCGTATCTACGTGATGAATATAGATAATGCTAATGAGCATGGGTCTTGGGACGCCCCTGTATATATGAGTAATCTATGTCAAGAAATTATTCATCCAACAAAACCTATTTCATCTATTGATGATAAAGAGGGTGAGATCGGAATCTGCATTTTATCAGCACTTAATCTGTTAGAATTAAATAGTGATGAAAGTATAGAAAATGCTTGCTGCATGGCTGTAAAAATGTTAGAATCCATCATTGATTATCAAGATTATCCAATTTTAGCTGGAGAAAATTTTACTAAGAACCGTAGATCTTTAGGTATTGGAATAACTAACTTTGCTGCTTTTCTAGCTAAAAATAAGCTTAAGTACGATGATTCAGAAACATTAAAATTGACACATAAAACTATGGAAAAAATTCAATGGAATCTGCTTAATGAGTCTTGCAAGCTTGCTGAAAAATTAGGACCATGCAGCAAGTTTTCAGAGACAAAGTATTCTCGTGGATTGTTACCAATAGATTGGTACAAAAAAACAGTTGACGAACTAGTGTCTCCAGAGTATACTATGGATTGGGAAGGACTTAGAGAGAGAATTAAAAAGTTTGGCCTACGCCATTCCACTTTAACAGCGATCATGCCCTGTGAGTCATCCAGCGTGATTCAGAATAGCACCAATGGCATTGAGCCAGTAAGAAGTTTGATGTCATACAAGAAGGCAAAGAATGGGATATTAAAACAACTAGTGCCAAATTATTCTAGTCGAAAAAGCTATTACACTTTAGCTTGGGACATGAAAGATAATAAAGCAATACTTAATATTTGTGCAATTTTACAGAAGTTTGTAGATATGAGTATTAGCGTTAATTTGTATTATAATTACGCACATTATCCAGAAGGAAATATCCCATTGAGTGTATTAATTAAAGATCAGTTGTACGGTTTTAAATATGGAGTCAAAAATTTTTATTACTGTAATACTCCAGACTCTGATGGTGATACAGAAAAAGATATGCACAAGAAAGAAACTTGCGAAGGAGGTTCATGCGCTATATGAAGACTATATTAAATAAAAACAATGTAGATTATACATTACAACCACTCTTCATGGGTGAAGACCTTTCATTACAAAGATACGACAGATTTAAGTATCCAGTTTTCTTCGATCTATACAAGAAGCAACTTGAATTCTTTTGGAGGCCAGAAGAAATTGAGCTTAAAAAAGATAGAAACGACTTCAAAAATGAAGACGTAATGAGTGAAAATGAGAAATTTATTTTTACTTCTAATCTATTGTATCAAACTGCTTTAGATAGCGTTATATGTCGCGGAGTACCAACGTTACTACAGCACGTATCTAATCCAGAATTAGAAGCGTGTATGAACGTGTGGCAATTCTTTGAGCAAATTCACAGCTATAGTTATACATATATCATTAAAAATGTATATAGCAACCCAACAGAAGTTCTAGATAGTTGCTTAATTAATAAAGAGATTTTAAAGAGATCTGAAGTTGCCGTCAGAGAATATAATGCCCTTAGAAATATCGGTTACTCTGGTAAGGAAAGTGATATTAAAAAACAAATATATCTTACATTGATTAGTGTAAACATATTAGAGGCAATAAGATTTTATGTATCATTCATCTGTTCATTTGCTTTCGCTGAAAATAAGAAAATGTCAGGTAATGCAGATATAATAAAGTTAATCAAACGCGACGAGGCTTTGCATTTGTACAATACTCAAGAAATAATTAAAATCTTAAGAACAGTTCCAGAAGAGGGCTTCCTAGAAATCGCATGGGAATGCGAAGAAGAAGCTTGCAAGATGTTTGACTCTGCTGCTAATGAAGAAAAAGCTTGGGCGGCATACTTGTTTAAAGATGGATCTATTATAGGATTAAACGAAAAAGTTTTATGTGAATATGTTGATTGGCTATGTATGAGTAGACGTAAAAATATAGGATTACCATATGAAAAGGGTAAGAAGAATCCTATATCTGGATGGACTGACCCTTGGATGAATAGCGAAGCGGTACAAGTTGCACCACAAGAACACGAAATTACATCTTATAAAATTGGTGCAAGTACGAATGATCTTGAACAAATTGACCTTGGAGAATTTGAGCTATGATATACGGAGTACAAGTAAAGCTAATAGACGTATTAGCACAAATGCCAACAAAGGCAAATAATAATGATGCTGGATTTGACTTATATTCTACTATTGACACTATCATTACGCCAAAACAAAGAAAGACCGTTAGTACTGGGATAGCATTACAAATGCCAGATAATTTAGCTGGTTTAATATGGCCAAGATCTGGCTTATCTGTTAGACAAGGTATAGATGTTTTAGCAGGAGTAATAGATAGTGGGTATAGGGGAGAGATCATGGTATGTTTGTATAATACATCAGATTACGATGTAGTAATACGTACCGGGGATAGAATCGCTCAGATTATATTCCAAGAGGTTCCTCATGTAATTATGACGGCTCATGAATCACTAGGTTCCTCGCAACGCGGGAGTAACGGCTTTGGCAGCACAGGCACATAACAACAGAAAAAAGCGTCAAGAAGAAAAAAAACCTAAACAAAACCAACTGGAAGCCAAGACAGAGAATCAAAAACAATACATAAGACTAACTATAGAAAATGATATTATTTTTTGTTCTGGTCCGTCTGGAAGCGGTAAATCTTTTATTGCTGCTGGATTAGCATCACAAAGATTACTAAGAGATGAGATAGATACATTAATCATTACTAGACCATTAGTATGTACTGGTAAAGACATTGGTTCATTACCGGGAGAACTAGGAGATAAGATTAAGCCATACTTACAACCTATGGAAGAGAATTTAAAATACTTCCTAGGACGAGATAAGTTTGGTTTATATTTTAATCAACGTAGAATTAGGTTTGAGCCATTAGAAACAATGAGGGGTGCTACATTTCATAATTCATATATGATATTAGACGAAGCTCAGAATTGCACATTAGAACAAATAAAAATGTTCATTACAAGAATGGGAAAAGACTCTAAAGTTCTTATTAATGGAGACATTAAACAGACGGACTTATATAGAGATAGTGGATTAAACTTCTGTATAGATAGATTATCTCAAGTTCCAGGTGTTGGTATATGCAAATTAGACTATAATGACATACAGAGGAATGGAATACTAGGAGCTGTTTTATATGCCTTGGAGAAATAATGTTATACGATTATAAGTGTAATGAGTGTGGGTATTTTATGGAAGATATTTATCAATCTATAAAAGAGGACGCACTGACAAAATGCCCATCATGTAGCAAAGATAGCCTAGACAGAGTAGTATATGGTGGGCTAGGATTGTTTGTAAAAGACGTAAAAACTGTGGGACAACTTGCTGATAGAAATTGGAAGAACATGGGGTCTTACAAACGCTCAGAAATTGAATCTAAAAATAATAATTTATCAGATAGCGGCAAAAAGCGTAAATTGATGAGAGATATTAACGCAATGACCGCAGATCAAAAAAAGAACTACATTCTTAAAGGTGGAACATGAAATATATAAACGAATACAACAAGAATGATTTCAAGGAAGATATAACAAAAATACATTATGACAAAGTAGGTAAAATTATTGATAGTGAAAAAGATTCATTTGCTAAGACTGTTTTTATAAATGGTAGCGGAAAATACTTTGTACAGACATTCAGAAATATTATATATGATCCATATGGAATAGATTCTCATAGAGAAACCTATTTAGATCTACAGTATAAAGATGTTTCTAAGCAAACATTTGATTTGTACATAGCATATTTGAATAGCAGAAATAGTACATATTTGACTAAAGCGCAAAGGAGTTTTATAAATGGTTAAAAAGGGTCCACTTGGTAAGGTTGAAATATTCTATCTAGAGAAAAATATAGAGCTAGGCGTAAGCTTAGATCAAATTGCTACAGATTTGAATAGAAATATGAGTACTGTTAAGAACTATATTGATAAGCACTACAATAAGCCTAGCAATACTAATCCATTCAATGTTGGCAGTCAGTTTATTAGTCAAAATGGTGCAACCATAATGACAGAAAATGCGTCTTCGCTTGCTGATAGTACAAAGAAATTAAATCGTAAACAGCCCCCTTGTGTTACTAAGATTAAGAAATGAAACAGTTTATACATACTCACAACGATTGGTTGATAGAGTACAAAAAAGATAAAACTTTGACTTGGTTTAAAGTGACCCTATCTGATAAACTGGATTACTATTTTAGTAATTATTCAGATTGGGCTGATATTAAGCGCATTTGTGAATCAAATAAACTCAATGTCATTTCTATAGGTCTACAATATAAATCAAATTCATGCAATGTTGATACTATAGATGCCGATGGGGTATACTTGATAAGATCAGCACTTGGTGCAATGGGTGAAGTCACTAAGCAGACTATCACCATAGGTAAATTGTATAATAAAATAGTATACAAGACTATGTGGGTTGTTCCAGAGTTAGTTGAGCAATTAAATGATCATGATGTAATTGAAAACTGTTTTGAAGAAGCAATCATTTATAATGACAAACAAAAAACCGAGACTATTTAGCAAAGAATTTCAAAAAGAGTGGTCTGAAGAGTATAGCTATAAACATATTCACACTGGTGAACATTGCACTTTTGAAGCGTACTTAGCAGAGCTTTTGATATTGAGATGGACAGATGCTTTTAAGATGGATAAACCGTCTTATAAATTCTGGACAGTTGGAGATAAATATCATGACATGTTCATGAGGAATATGAAAGCCTCTAAAGGTTTGAAAAATAAATTTGAAGAGAAGTTAATCCTTGAAGCTGTAAAGTCTAAGCATTTTGATAAAATTTATCACGTTGGCTTGAAGTGTTACGGTCCTCGCGGTTGGAAGTATAATCAGCTAGCCATCAAGGCTATAGAGAACTATAAGAAGGAAGTAAAAGCCTTAAGTAAGTCTAAAGAGATAGAAAAACAAGCAAATGAATTAGATGTAGTTCAAAATGTAGAAGACACTAGAATTAGACGCACTCAATCCACATTTAAAACAAAGTCAATGATAAACAAACTGAGGGATTTATGAAAAAGAAAAAGGACGGCCCAAGTAAATTTTCAGAAGATACAATAACAAGCTCAATATTAAACAAGTATGGAGATATTGTACGCAGTGGCACAGAAGTATTAGAGTCAATAAATAGCTTAAAAGTTATTGGTATGTCTCCAGCACTAGATATAGCCTTGGGGGGCGGTCTAAGAGAAGGGTCAGTAGTTGTTATGACGGGTGATCCAAAGAGTGGAAAAACAACAACTGCTCTCCATTTTGCTTCTAAATGTCAAAAGCTGAATAAAAAGGTTGTATATGTTAATACTGAGGGTAGACTTTCCAAGCAGAACTTTGAAGGCATAAAAGGTTTAGATGCAGATAAAATCCTAATAGTAGAATCAACTGATGATAGAGTTTTGACGGCTGAAGATTTTCTTAACATCTTGGAATATTATATCAACAATGATCCCGGCTGCGTTATTATTACTGACTCAATATCAAACATGGTGCCAGCCTGTGAATTAGAGGGAGAAGTAAGAACGGGGGTAAGAAACGCTTTACCTAGATTATTATCAATGTTCTTCAAAAGGATTAGCGGGACTCTTATGAAGAACCAAACAATATTAATTTGTATAACACATAATATAGCAAACACTGGTGGATCGCCATATGCACCAGCAAAAATGGCAGACTGCGGGAATATGTTACAGTACCAAGCTGGAACTAATATGGTAATAACACATAGAGGCAAGTGGCAAGTTCCTAAAGATACTGGCCCACACGTTGGTCAGATAGCTAATTGGAATATAAAAACATCTTGTGCCGGTGGTAAGCCAAACAGTGCGGCAGAAAGTTGGATAAGGTATGGGGTGGGCGTAGATGAAGTTCAAGAGATCACCCAAATAGCTTGTGAATTTAGATTGATAAAAACTTCTGGAGCTTGGTATACTATACAATGCGCAGTAGATAATAAAGACAATGAAGTAGTGCAAAGTATTTTAAAGTCTAATAATGTACCAGATACTCCAGAAGATATAGAAAAATTCTTCAAGTTTCAAGGTGCTAACAATCTATATGAGTTTTTAACAAAGCATGATGCTTTAGCCAATTTTGTTTATGAGAAAATCAAGGAATTATACTAATGAAGATTACTGGCCTAAATGGCAAAGTATACGCTTGGAACTTAACTGGCTATGATGTAAAGGCTGACGATAACAGAAAAAGATCTAAGTATCACTTAAGAGCTAGAAGCTTATTAAAAGAAATATATCACAGCTACAGAATTTTAGAAGAAGTTAAGTTGCCGGGAAGCACAGCTACTCATAGAAAAGGTGTGCTTTATTTAGATTTTTATATCCCACAAATTATGAAAGCTATAGAAGTACATGGTCAACAGCACTATGAGTTCTGCAATTTTTTCCATAAGAACCTAGCGGATTTTACTATTGCAAAAGCCAAAGACGAAGATAAAATAGAGTGGTGCAAGCTGAACAATATAGACATAGTAGTATTAAAATACTCAAACACTGACGAAGAGTGGAGACAACAAATTGAAAACAGCTAAAGAAACAGTTGAGCATTTTCTAAAGTCTTTAGACGATTTTATACATCAAACTAATACTAACTTTTCTCATTTTAGAGAAGAATTTTTGATAGTTTCTGATTTATCTGAAGAGAAGTTAAAGAAGTTAACAAAAGAAGAATTATTTGACGCATCATATATGCTCTATAGCTATGCTTCATACATACAGGACCAAATAAATAAACAGAAAATTGTTTATGACTTGTGTACAGATCAGCTAGAAAAACTTGTAGCACAACACAGTGAAGATTTTAGCAAATATACTAAGCATGAAGCAAAGATACAGTTAATAGTCAATGATAACGAGTACGCTAAATCCATAGATAATTATCGAAGCATAGCACATGCTAGACTACAAAGCCTTGACGGTAAAGTATATGAATTAAAGCGTAAGGCTGACATATTATTAGAGAAGGGCAAGAGATCATGAATATAGACAAGTTTATACAAACATTAAGTCCAGAACAAATAGAGGCACTTAAATTAGCACTTATTAACACGCAGCAAGCTAAAGCTGAACAAGAGCCTATAGAGGAAGACAAAAATAGTTTTCAGATGAAAAGGTCTGTAGATAATAATCGTAAGAGGAAAGAGGCGGTTAGGGCCAAAGAAAATACTTGGAGTGACACTGGTGAAAAAAGAGATGTTGTTACTCCAGAATTTACCCCAGTTCCAAGAAATAGAGAAGCTCCAGAAAAAGTAAAAATCAAGTGTCATATATGTGCAAGAACAACTGAAGTAGATAGTAGGTTTGTGTGTGGCGAATTTTATAGATGCAATAACTGCACGGGGTAAAAATGGTAAAACTAAATGATATTGGGGCAGAGAGGGCAGTATTAGCTGGCATACTCCAGCATGGTATTGATGGATACGTAACAGTTTCCGATCTAATATCTGTTGATACGTTTGATCACACAAACAATCAAATTATCTATAGGTGCTTAGAGAATATTATAAGTAACGATCAGAAAATAGACATACCATCAATTTTTGCTTCAGCTAAATACTTAGGTCTAGAAGATGCCATAAATACAGAGCAAGAATTAAAGTATATAAAATCATTAATGGTATTCCCAATCAATGCAGATAACATATTACCATTCGCTGCACAGATAAAGAAGTTTGAGTTTGCTAGAAAGATACATAAGCTTACTCAAAAAATTCATCAAGATATAGAAAAGATAGATGGTACTGAAAAAATTTCAGACATTATAGGAATACTAGAGAATCCAGTGACTGACTTCTTGAGAGAAGATGATGGTGGCGAACATCCAGAAAAGATAGGAAGTAATATAGATGATTACATTCAATTCTTATCAGAAAATAAATGCGACATCATAGGAATACCAACTGGATTTCAAAAATACGACGAAGCAATTGGTGGAGGTCTTAGGAGAAAATGCGTAGACTTAGTATCTGCTAGGCCAAAAGTGGGTAAATCCGTTTTTGCTGACAATGTGGCATTAAACGTTTCATCTAAGAATATCCCAGTGCTTATGCTAGATACAGAAATGTCTAAAGAAGACCATTTGAATAGATTAATAGCTAATTTGAGTGGGGTGCCAATCAATGAAGTTGCTACTGGTAAGTTTGTTGACAACAGAGAGAAGAACGAAAAGGTACAGGAAGCTGTAAAAAAATTATCATCTATACCCTATAGCTACATCAGTGTAGCTGGAAAACCGTTTGAGCAAATAATCAATTTGATTAAAAGGTGGGTAACCCAAGAAGTCAAAACAAATGATAGTGGACAAACAAATGAATGTCTAATAATATATGATTACTTGAAGCTCATGTCTTCTGAATCAATTAATAGTAACATGCAAGAATATCAAGCATTAGGATTTCAAATTACATCACTTCATAATCTATGCGTTAAGCTTGATATACCCTGCCTATCATTCGTTCAGTTAAATCGTGATGGTATAACTAAAGAGAGTACGGACGCGGTAAGCGGATCAGACAGATTAATATGGCTATGCACATCTTTTAGTATATTTAAGATTAAGTCTCCAGAAGAATTAGCAGAAGATGGGCCGAAAGCTGGAAATAGAAAACTAGTTACAGTTGTTACTAGGCATGGTGCTGGATTAAACGACGGTGATTACATTAATGTGCAGATGGATGGATCACACGCCAAATTGACAGAGTTAAAAACTAGAAACGAATTTAAAAATCAGCCTGTTGGTGATTCTGGATTATTAGACAAAGACACAATGAAGAAGATAATAAATGAACTTGCAGAACCTGAAAGCTGAACTGAATACAAATATAGAATTAGTTCTTCAGAAACTTGACATGGATTATGAAAAGTTTTCTGACAATATTTATTCTAATTGTCCAGCACACGAAGAGAGTGACAACCCAAGAGGGTTTTCCTTTTCTACTAAAAAGCATATATGGAAATGTTGGACTAGAGATTGTCAGCAAGATTTTAGTAATGATGTTTTTGGATTAATAAGGGGAGCCTTATCTAAAAGGTGTGGATATAATGTTGAATTCAAAGAAGTATTAAAGTGGGTTAATACAAATATTAAGCAGTTAGATAGATCAACCAATGCGTCAGTCAAAAAAGATAAAGTTGTAAACGATGAATTCTTTGACATTGTAAGAATATTTACTGATAAAAATACAAGTGAAAACGATAGCGTTGTAGAATATCAGTATACAAAGGCGTCAAAATACTTTATAAGTAGAGGATTTTTGGAAAACACCTTGAGTTATTTTGGTGTCAGTGATTGTTGTAAGCACGAAAACTTAAAAGACAGATCTATTATACCAATACATAATCAAGATGGTAGCAGTATAGTAGGATTACTAGGAAGATCTATTAAGGAGTATAAAGACCCCAAGTTTTTATTTTACCCAAGCGGTTTTAACAAAAACAAATACCTCTACAACTACCATAGAGCGTATAATAAAATATGTAGCACCAAAACTGTCATCATTACTGAGGGGCAAAGTGATATTTGGAGACTTTATGAGGCCGGTATAGAAAATGCTGTTGGTATTTTTGGCAAGTCTATTATAGAATCTCACGAAGAACTTTTGCACAAACTGCCTATTATTAATATCGTAGTAGTAACTGATAATGATCAAGCTGGAAATGAGTGCAAGATAGAAATTTTTCGTAAGTTTAATCGCAGCTATAATCTTATTTTTCCACAAATATCTTGTAAGGACATTGGAGAGATGAGCGTAGAGTTAATAAGAAAAGAATTTATTCCACAAATTAAGGATTTAATATGAAAATTGTTGGCATATCTGGAAGAAAGCAGTCTGGTAAAAATACAGCAGCAAACTACATAAATGGCTTAGTTTTAAAAGAAAGAGGCATGGTGGAAGATTTCAAGGTTAACACTGACGGAGCTTTGGAAATCTTGACTACTGATAAGAATATGCAAAAAGATTGGGGCATATTTGATGTCTGTAGAAAGGACAAGGAATTTACAAACTACGCAGAATATGAGTTGTGGCCTTATGTTAAAGTATATCATTTTGCAGACTCTTTGAAGGATATGTCCGCATCGCTTTTTGGCCTAAAAATTGAAAACCTTTATGGTACTGATAAGCAAAAGAATGCAAAGACTAAAATACAGTGGGAAGATTTGCCCACACAAGAAAAAAAGTCTGGCTATCTAACATATAGAGAATTTTTAGAATATTTTGGAACCAGCATTGTTAGAAAGATTAAGAATGATGCGTGGGTTAATACGACCATTACAAAAATATTTAATGAGAACTCTAATCTAGCTATCATACCAGATATTAGATTTCCAAATGAAGTTCAGGCAATTAAAGACAATGGCGGCGTAGTAATTAGATTAACAAGAAACGTATGTAAATCTACAGTAGAGTGTGAGTCAGCACTAGATAAAGACAAGTTTGATTGGTCGCTTTTTGACTATGTAATAGACAATGAAAACTTTTCTATTACAGATACTTGTAAAGAATTAGACAAAATTAACCACATCTGGAAATCATAATGCTAGTAACATATATCAGATCATCTAGTTATAATAATTACGATTATTGCCAAATGCAGTATTTTATCACCTATGTGCTTGGTCATCAAGCTATAAGTGGTAAGAAGGCAGACATTGGCACAATTGTTCATAAGACTTTAGAATTATTAGCATCTTTGAAAAAAACTCATCAAGACACTAGCAGTAAAGCAAAGAAGTTACTGTTCGTTGATGATAATATTGGTAAGATTAGTATAGATAAACAACACCTATTCTCAGATAAGATAGTTCCAGAATTACTAGATAAAAGTTTTGGATATTATTCAGCTAATTCACATCATGACTTTACCAAGCTCGACAAAGAAATGTGTGAAAGTTTAGTTTGGACTACACTAGAGTTTAACAATGGACAGTTTGATCCTAGGAATAGAAACATTGTAGCGGCAGAGCCACATTTTGATATTCCAATTGAAGAAGATTGGGCTAAATATACTTACACGTTACCAGATGGACAAGTTGTTAATGGACAATTAGCAATTAAAGGAACTATAGACTTAGTAACAAAAGTAGATGAAAAAATAATTGAGGTTGTAGACTATAAAACTGGAAGAAGACTAGATTGGGCAACAGGAGCAGAGAAAGATTATGAAAAGCTATGTTCAGATCCACAATTATTACTATACAATTATGCCATTTCTAAACTATTTCCTGAGTATGATCAAGCTATTATGTCTATATTTTTCATTAAAGACGGCGGGCCATTTTCAATGTGCTTTGACAAATCAGATCGTAGCAAATTTCTTGATATGCTAAGAGTAAGATTTAAGGATATTCAAGAGAATAATAAGCCCAGACCAATATCCGTAGATAGAAGTAACTGGAAATGTACCAAGCTATGCCATTTTTGCAAGAACAAGTGGAAAGACACTGATGAAAGTATGTGTATGTATATAGAGAACCACATTAAAAAACATGGTATGGAACAAACTGTTGCCAATTGTACTAGAGAAAACTTTAATATAGGCTTTTATGAAGCCCCAGGATAATAAGGAGAATTCAATGCCAATACCGTCAAAAAAAGAAAATGAAGATAAAAGTACCTTTATGTCACGCTGTATGTCTGATGGCGTAATGAATAAAGAATACCCAAATGTTGACCAAAGAACAGCAATCTGTATAGCACAAGCTACTGAGTTCTGTGATAAAATAGAAGCTGCTGATTTTGAATTTAATATCAATACATATGGATATGAAGAAGAAATTACAGAAGATAATTTTGAAGTTCCAGCAGAAGCAGATTATGTAGATTTTGGCGAAGAGACAGAAGAATATGATATTTCTATGGCTAAACCGGGGCTTTGGGAAAACATAAGAAAAAAGAAGGAACGCGAAGGTAAGAACTATAGGCCAGCAAAGCCGGGGGATAAAGATAGGCCAAAAAAAGACGCTTGGAAGAAAGCTCAATCTGGAGATAGTGCAATGGCTGTAGAGCAAATTCAGAAGATGCACGACCAGTTAATGGAAGTAGCTATGAAAGTAAAAGACTCGACTATGGATATCGAGTTTGAAGAGTGGACAAAAGACATGATTTCTAAGGCCGAAATATATATTCAAAATGTCTATGACTTTGTAAAATATTATGAGCCGGGGAAATATGAAGACGAATATACATCAGAAGCCAAATATCAATATAGAGATCCAGATAGTGGAGAAATTTATACGTATAGAAAAAAGGGCTATTATGAAAAAGATGGCAATACTTTAATATACGTTGGAGAGGCAAGTGAATATCAAGGAAGAAAAGTTACTCTTAATAAGCCATTTAGGACTCCAAAGGGTCCAAAGAAAATGAGTGTTTATGTTAAGAATGAAAAGGGTAATGTGGTTAAAGTAAATTTTGGAAGCCCAGACATGGAAATTAAAAGAGATGATCCAGCGAGGCGTAAAAGTTTTAGAGCGAGACATGGATGCGATGAAAATCCGGGTCCAAAATATAAAGCAAGATACTGGAGTTGCAGGCAGTGGAGAGCAAGCTCACCAGTAGAAGACTAATTGGTTATTTTAGGCGATCCTTCAATTATGTGTATAATAAACTGGAGGATCACCAAAATGAACTATATTTATGGCCTATACAAAAAGAACATAACTTATGCTACTAATACTATAGATGAACATTTATTTTATATAGGAATAGCTAGTAACGAAAAAAATTTATATCACAGAAGCAAAAATCATAAATTAGATAAATCTAATCCATTCAAATTAAATATAATAGCTAAATATGATTTTGAATTAAAAATATTATGGACAACAGAAAATAGTCAAGAATCAAAAGATAGAGAAGAATTCTTAATAAGATGGTTTGGAAAAAAGTCAGAGGGAGGTACATTAACAAATATTTTATCGTCTACATATGATCTTTCTCTATGCCATAGACCAAAAACTGATACAACTAAACAGAAAATATCAAAGGCTTTAAAAAAAATTAACGAGCAAAAAGACGTAAGATTAGCTAATAGAGATAGAAATTTAACTAAACCATATGATGAAATAATAAAATTAATAGAAGATTGGGCTAAAAATCCACTGGAGTCACAGCAAGATTTTGCGAACAGGAACGGAATATCAAGATCGAAGTTAAAAGATTGGATTAGACTGTATAGGCCGCAATATATAGGCTTAACAAAAAGAAGAAAAAGTGAGATATTTAAATCTATTGCAAATAAAGATACAAGAAAAAAACAAGATATAATTAATGAATACTCTCTAAAGTCTGGATTAACTATAAGTCAAAGCAAGGCTATAGTATATAGATTATGGATAATATGAAGCTTTACAAAGACTGGACTAAGCACCTAAAAGATAATAATATGACTTATTGTGAACATTTAAAGTTTGCGGTAGGTCATGGTCTGGTATGTTTAGAAGCTGGATTGTTACTAATTATTCACGGATTTTTCCCTTGCTTTTTTGAAGAGGCTGGAACATTATTGATTAGAAAACTTAATGAATCTTTTGATCAGTACAGAAAATCTAGAAACTGCAATAATGGGCGAACAGAGCTATAATAGTTTGCACCAAAAGGATTGTTAATGGAAAATTATTTGCTATTTTGTGTCGTATTATTTATTCTACTAGAATGTAGTTTTGTTGTTTTATCGTATTACTCTATGAAATGGAAGCGTAAATTAGAATTACGCCCACTATTCATAAAGTATAAATTTCTTAAAAAGGAGATAGATATGGGTTTAGTATATGAAGTAACGTGTGCGTCACCAGTTGATACTGATGTCGTTGAGCGTAGATTAACAGTCACAGTAAACGGCGTTTCAGTTGCTACAGACGTTTATGCCGGTGACGTTACTAACTTAGGAGAGAGAACATTCGTTCAAGGTGATATTGTTTCACTCTCTTTTGTAGACGTAGATGATGTTGGTAACGTGAGCGATCCAGCAGTTGTAGAATTCGTTGCGAATGATACAATCGCTCCATCAGTTCCCGGTCTAGATGTTAAGTTGGTGCGTGAAGAATAAATTGATTCGTAAGGGGGGTGAAATATCCCCCCGTTTTTATATTGAGGTTATATGTTGAATTGGTTTCCATTAAATAATTATACGCATTACAGTTTGCTGAAAGGCTTTTCTAAGCCCAAAGAACTAGCCAAGCTTTGTAAAGAGAATGGTTATCCAGCTTGTGGTATTACTGACTATAAAACCATATCTGGATGTGTAGCTTTTTATAAAGCTTGCAAAGAAGTTGGGATTAAACCTATTTTGGGTTGTTCATTCGACGGCTATAACTTATACGCCAAAAATAAGAACGGCTGGAATAATCTCATTGAAATTATGTCATTAATAGATGATGACAATAACATAGATATTAAACACATTAAGGGGTTATTAAAACAGAATAATCTTATATATCTTGAGCATGATATTGGCATACCTACAAGTTTCTATTGCTACAAAGATCAAGCCAATTTGCATAGAATATTAATATGCTCAGAACTAAAGAGTACACTGCCAAGTATTGCAAAGCAAATACGCAAGAATGAGCTTGATCCTAACGTGTCTCAGTTTTTTACAGATGAGAATAAATACGTAGTAGCTGGTAAAATGTCTCGCGTCCTTGAAGATGTTTACGATCAGTGCGAAGATTATGATATCCTAAATAAGCCAGTTCTGCCAAAATTCAAATGCCCAAATAATTTGTCAGAAGAAGAGTATTTAAAAGAGCTATGTAGAAAAGGCTGGAAATCATTACTAATTGATAAGGGGAAAGTGTCTGACGAAGTAAACAAACAGAAGTATCTAGATAGATTCAAAGAAGAGTTTGACGTAATCAAAAACGCAAATCTCTTCGGATATTTCTTAATCGTGCAAGACATAATAAAACACGTTCATGACAATGGTTGGTTGTCTGGGCCGGGAAGAGGCTGTTTTTTACCAGATACAAGAGTAAAGATGTCAAATGGTTTAATGAAAAACATATGTGACATTCAAATCAATGACAAGATTATTGATTGTAATGGAAATGCTGAAACTGTGTACGATACTCTTGTCTATGATATTGATGAAGATATTTTGGAGCTATGGTTTGGTGATGTTGTAATAAGATGCACTAAAGATCATAAATTTCTAACCACCAACAGGGGTTGGGTGGAAGCTCAATATCTTACAGAAAGTGACAATGTGTGTGAGATATAATAAAAGAAGCCCCGCCAAGGACTTTATATGTATAAAGACACAGGAGGGCTATATGAATTATACAGAGCTAGAAAAAATACAGTTTAATACTAAATCTATTAGCAATGTACCCATTAGTGGCTATTGCACAAAGTGTGGCACTAACTTTGAGTATTCATCTGTTAAAAAATTTATGAGAAATAGGAAAAATAAATTAGATAAAAAGCACCTATGGCAAACTTGTGGTAAATGCTGGTTAATTATTAACACCAAAGAAGATGACAAATGGATAATAAAAAATTCACAATCACAAAAAATTGCACAAAATAGACCAGAGCAACTACAAAAAAACAGAAATGGGGTAAGAAGAAGCTGGAATCATGAAAGGCGCAATTTAGCATCGTCGCTTTTAAAAGAAAAATGGAAAAATGATGAAGCTTTTGCCAAAAAAGCTCAAAATAATTTAAATAATATCAACAATGTTAAGATTGGATTTGGGCGTGGAGGCTTAAAGGGTGTTTATAATAATATATATTATGATAGCGCATTAGAATTGTCGTTCGTATTATGGTGTGAGCATGAAAACATATTGGTAAAAAGATATGATCTTGATCCAGTAAAATATGTAGATGAGAGTGGGGTTGATAGAAAATATTATCCAGATTTTATTATTAATCAAAATGATATTGTTGAAATTAAAGGGAGTGGACTTTGGTATAGAAAAAACTATGCAAGAAATATCTTAAAGATTGAAGCCGCACGACAACAATTTGATAGTTACATAGTTATTTTTGATAATGATGATGCTGTAAAAATTTTTTACAAAACAGCTAGGAATATTCACAATGAAACTTACAAAAAAACAAATAATTAAATACAAAGGAAAAGTTCACGACTTATCTGTTGAAAATAGCCACACATATAATGTAGAAGGTCTTGGTGTGCATAATTCAGCGGCTGGTTGTTTAATATCATATTTAATTGGTATTACTCAAATAGACCCCATAGAATTTGATCTCTTGTTTGCTAGATTCTATAATGCTGGTAGAAACACAGAAGATCATATTTCTTTGCCAGATATAGACATGGATGTTCCCGCTAATCATAGAGATGATGTCATCAAATATCTTAAAGATAAGTATGGTCACGATAAGGTTAGTCAGATGATTACGTTTGGGAGACTACAGGGCAGAAGTGCCATAAAAGAAGTATTGAGAGTAAATGAAGCTTGTTCTTTTGCGGAAATGAATGCAATAACAAAAATTATACCAAATGAAGCAGAAATATCAGATCAGTTGGCAGAAATGGATGACGATGATAGGTCTATTATTAGGTGGGCGTTGATAAATAACGCAGATGAGCTTCAAGATTTTTGTAGAATAAATGATGATGGATCATTAGATGGAGACTATGCTGAATACTTCGAACAGGCAATTAAGTTAGAAGGCACGTTTAAAACTCAAGGTAAACACGCTGCTGGTGTTGTCATATCTAAAGAGCCACTATACAAAGTATGTCCTATGGTCAAACAAAAGGGTTCATCAGAAAAAATTGCAGGATTAGAAATGGTAGACCTAGAAGCTCTAGGTCATGTAAAGTTTGATGTATTAGGTTTGACTTTGCTAGATAAAATCATGTATATAAAAAAGGTACAACATGTATAACGCTCAAGTGTGTCAGGATAATTTTGTAGATATCATTACTAAAAATAAAAAGAATGGATATTTTCTAGACATAGGTGCTGGAACAGGTGGCTTAAGAGGTCAATATAATGGCTTTTATAGTAATACATATTATTTTGAACATCTTGGTTGGAATGGTATTGCAATAGACTGTGATATTGATTACATAAATGAAGCTTCAATATACAGAAAATGTAAGTTAATTCATGCCGACTTATTTAATAAAAATATCAATGATATACTAAGAGAATGTAAGGCTCCACAAGTTATAGATTACTTATCATTTGATGTAGACGATGCAACAATGAAGGTGCTTCATGATATGGATTTGTCATTATGTCAATTTAATGTCATAACATTTGAACATAATTACTTTCATTACGAATCGAAACCAGCTTGGTCTAATGAAAAGAGTCAAAAAGAATCTAAACTACTGCGTGAAATTTCAAGAGAAAAATTTGTTTCTAATGGATATAAATTATTATGTGCAGACGTTTTATTGAATGGGCATAATTCTATTGAAGATTGGTATATTCACAAAAATATGCTTGACAATAGGATTGAAAAGATAGAATGCTCCTATAAGGACTGTAAGAAAATAATAGAAGATTCACAAAATTTACAATAGGAGATAAATATGGCTAACAGGGACTATATCATTTTTGATTTTGAAACGGGTAGTAGAAATCCTCATAAAACTCAACCTACACAAATTGCTGCTATTGCACTAGACGGTAGAAATTTATCCGTAAAGGGTACATTTAATAGTGAGATAAAACCAATACTTGATGATGAGGAAGCAGTGGCGGCTGGCGTAGACCCAATTGAAGATGGGGCGTTAAAGATAACTGGTAAAAATAGAGAAAAGCTAGCAGAAGCACCAGCTTTAAAATCTGTGTGGACAAAATTCACAAAGTTTGTAGATCAATACAATTGGAAAGGTGAGCCATTTTTTAATCCTATACCAGTTGGCTATAATATCATAGGCTTCGACTTGATTATTGTTAATAGGCTATGTCAAGAATTTGGGCCTTGGGATAAGACCAAAGATCAACAAAAGTTATTTAGTAAAGTTTACAAAGTAGATTTAATGGATAATGTTTTTATGTGGACGGAAGCAGACCCTAGTATTAAATCTATTAGCATGGATTCACTAAGAGAAAAGATGGGATTGAGTTCAGAAAATGCTCACGATGCACTACAAGACGTAAAAGACACTGCAAATATATTCATTAAGTTGCTAAAAACTCATAGAGCCGTTTATCAAAATATAGAATTTGACAAAGCTTTTGCTAATGGTAATCTTTATGTCAAATAAAGTATGCATTTACTGTAAATTAAAAAAGTCTTTAGATCAATTTCCTAAACATAGCATGTACAAAGATAAGTTGGATATGCGATGTAGGAGTTGCATAAAGAAACATTCTTCTATTAGGAGAGATTTGCATAAAAATGCGCCAGATAAGCCAGAATTGTGTGAGTGTTGTAAAAAGGTTCCACTTAAATGGTGTTTAGATCATGATCACGAAACCGATAGGTTCAGAGGGTGGATATGTGAGCGTTGTAATACTGGACTTGGTAAGCTTGGAGATAATATAGAGGGTGTGGTAAACGCTTTGAATTATTTACTAGGAAAAAAATAATGGAATATAATGATGAAAAAACTTGGAAGCTTTTTGCTGAAGGAAGAACCAAAGGCGTCTTTCAGCTTGAAAGCAATCTAGGTAAATCTTGGTCAAAAAAATTAGCACCAAATAATATAGAAGAGTTATCAGCACTTATAGCCATCATCAGACCCGGAACTCTTAAGTCTATGTTAGATGGAAAGTCTATGACTCAACACTACGTAGATAGAAAACATGGTAGAGAAGAAGTTACATACCTACATTCATCATTAGAAGATATACTAAAGCCAACATATGGAGTTTTAGTTTATCAAGAACAGTCCATGCGTATTGCAGAGAAAATAGCGGGATTTAACCTACAAGAAGCTGACGTTCTTCGTAAGGCCATTGGAAAAAAGAAAGCCGATCTCATGAATGAAGTAAAAAAATCATTTATAGCGGGCGCAGAGCGCGTTGGGATCGTTTCTAAGGAAGAGGCAGAGCAGATATTCGGATGGATCGAAAAGTCATCAAGATATGCCTTTAATAAATCTCACAGCGTTTCATACGCAGTTTGTTCATATTGGAGTGCCTACTATAAAGCTCATAATACAAAAGAATTTTTCTTATCATATTTGTATCACGCTATAGAAAAACAAGATCCACATCAAGAAATATATGAATTAGTCTCAGAAGCAAAACTATTTGATATTCAAGCAGCAACTCCTAGTCTAAACAATTTCGAAGAAAAGTTTAACATAAAAGACGGAAAAGTTTTCTTTGGCATCAAAGATATTAAATCTCTTTCTGGTAAAACTGGGGATGCTGTAATAGCGGCAATAAATTCGGCGGAATTAGAAAAGGGTAAGAAGATAACAAAGTTTACATGGCTGGAAATATTGCTATATCTGGGGGAAAAGATAAGCTCTACAGCATTTAAGTCTTTAGCTTCTGTAGGATTTTTTAGAGACTTTAATGGGTCTATTAGTAGAACAAGGGCATTATATGAATATGAAATTTTTAGAACTTTGACTTCGGCAGAGCAAAAATGGTTATCACAGGAGTATAATACAATACTATGGCCTAATTTACTAGAAGCCCTTAAATCATTAGCACCAATGAAAAAGCTTGGTGGGGGAACTAGTAAAAAAGAAAGGCAGCAAGTTGTAGAAAATGAAATTCAACTACTGCTTAATCCACCATACATTCTAGAAGATAGTATTAAGTGGATTATTGATCAAGAAATCAAATTTCTAGGTTGCCCTATTACTTTAACAAAAGTAGAAACAGCCGACACTTCTTTAGCTAATACAACGTGTAAAGAAATTGTAAATGGCAAAAAGGGTGGTAATATTTGCATAGTAGCCAATATAAAACTCATATCAGAATACACTATAAAAAATGGAGAATCTAAAGGACAAAAAATGGCATTTTTGACTATTGAAGATGATACTTGCATACTAGATAATGTTGTAGCTTTTCCGTCAATCAAAGAAAAGTATAAGTACGTTCTTTATGAAGGTAATAATTTAGTCTTGTGTTGTAATACCAAGGGTAAAAACGATTCGTTAATAATTGAAAAAATAATGGAGACATAGAATGAATTCTTGTTTATTTACTGGATACTTAACAGAAGATCCAATCATAAGTAAAATGGATGGAGTAACTTTAGCAGAATTTATATTAGTGGTATATTCTTATAGAAAAGCTAAAAGTACTGGGGAAAAAACAAAGTTGGCTACACATATTTACTGTGAGGCTTGGCATACCGGTGCTGAGACTATTGCAAAGTTTGCTAATAAAGGAACTAAAATAACTATCAATGCTAGCGCAAGACAAGTAGAAAAAAACGATGATAGAATAGTATTTAGAATCAATGAATTTGACATTTGTAATATAGAAAATAGAGAATAATACTATGAGAAAAAAAAGAATATTATTTTGTAGTGAAGCTACATTTTTAAATACCGGGTATGCCACTTATACTAGAGAAATACTGAAGTATCTACATAGTACAAATAAGTATGAAATTGCAGAAATGGCTTCGTATGGACATAGGCATGACCCAAGGGGTTTAAATTTACCTTGGAAATACTATGGCGTAGCTCCAGATGATAAGTGTTCAAAAGAAGAGCATGATGCATACAATTCACTTCCAACAAATCAGTTTGGTGAATTTATATTCAACGATGTTTGTCTAGATTTTAAACCAGACGTTGTATGCGACATACGAGACTTTTGGATGTTAGACTTTGTTGAAAGATCTCCATTTAGAAATTTCTTTAAGTGGGCAATCATGCCTACAGTGGATGCCGCTCCACAGGCGCGTCAATGGATTGCAACTTACGCAAATGCTGACGCTTGCTTTACTTATTCAGATTGGGCTGGTAAGGTATTAACTGAACAATCTGGTGGTAGAATTAATTACTTAGGAAGTTCTCCGCCCTCTGCTGATCCTGCATATAAGCCTATCGAAAATAAGGAAGCATTAAGGCAAAGCTTGGGATTAAGTCCTAATGCTAAGATTATCGGCACTGTAATGAGAAATCAGCGTAGAAAACTTTATCCAGATCTATTTGTAGCTTTTAAGAAGTTCTTGTCATTAGTGCCAGATCCAGAAAATTATTTTCTATACTGTCACACAAGTTATCCAGATCTAGGATGGGATTTACCAGAATTAATTCAAGCAAACGAATTAGCTAGTAAGGTATATTTTACATACATATGCCCAGAAACTAAACAGCCATTTCCTAGCTTATTTAGGGGTGCTGTAACAGTTTCTCCATTTACTCAAAAGTACGGAGCAACTATTTCTAGCGTCAAAAATGGTGCAAGCTATGAACATCTATCTATGATAATGAATCTTTTTGATCTATATGTTCAATATGCTAACTGTGAAGGTTTTGGACTACCACAAGTAGAGGCAGCGGCTTGTGGTATACCAGTTATGTCTACAGATTACTCAGCTATGGAAAGCGTAATAAGACAACTTGGTGGAACTCCACTAACACCAAAGGCTTTGTATAAAGAATTAGAAACTGGGTGCATGAGAGCAGTTCCAGACAATGATTTTGCAGCCCAAAAATTTCTAGAATTCTTCAATAAAACCAAGGAAGAACGAGAAGAGCTTGGTAAGAGAACAAGGGAATTATTTGAAAAGAATTTCCAGTGGCATATAAGCGGCGGGCAGTGGGAGAAGTATTTCGATAGTATAGATATTATTCCAGATGAAAAATCTTGGAAGTCTCCACCTAGAATTGCTCAATCTGCTCCACCACTAACAGAAGATCAATTAAAGAGCGTATCTAATTACCAACAATTAGCTCAGTGGTTAATAGCTGAAGTTTTAAGAGAGCCAGAAAAGTTGAATACGTTTATGGAGGCTAGGTTAACAAGAGACTTAACATATAAAACGTCTACTTCTAATACTGGTGGAATGTATTATAATGAAAGTTCAGCTGCATTTGACGGTAAGCGTTTAAGTCCATTTTCGTTTGAAGATGCTTATAAGCACTTTGTTTCTTTATGCGAAAGAAGAAATCACTGGGAGCAAAAAAGAATAAGGGCAATGAATATATGAAGCTGATATGTATTTCTAATTATGAAGATAATTTTCAAGACATATACAATATAGTATATCCACATAATAAAGTTTATTTTGATAAGCATGGGATAGACTATAAGGTAGTAAAGACATCTAGCGAGGAATCTATAAGTAAAAAATATTGGGACAAGATCTTCTTAGTTAAACAATTACTAGAAGAAAAAACCCACGATTGGATTTTTTTACTTGATATTGATGCTATTGTAGTAGATCAAAGTATCGACATAAGGAACATCATTAGTATGTCAAGGGAAAAAGCTGATATATTACTATGCCATACCAATTGTGACCCGCGAGAAAGATATTGGAATATTAATATTGGTTCTGTAATTTTCAAAAACAGTTCTTATAGCTTAGAAATTATTAACGAAATGATCCAACAGGGAAAAAATACAGGATTTGTATCATATGAACAACCAATACTACAGCGTATGTTGAAATGTAATCATCATGACATTTTAGAACATACAGAAATATTTCCAGCACAAGCTTTTAATCACGAAGGCAAGTTTATATATCATGCGTGTAATATTAGCTCAACTCATGGAAATTTAAAAGATCAAGTTAAATTAAAAGAAGAAGTACTAAGGAATCTTATCAAATGAATATATTATACATTGGACATTACAAAGAGAGTAGTGGTTGGTCACAAGCAGCGATAGATTATATTCTAGCTTTAGATGCGGCGGGAGAAAATGTGGTTTGTAGAAATATCACGCTTACAAATGATAGTGTTGAAAATTTACCTAAACGAATTTTGGAACTTGAGCAAAAACATGCGCAAGATATAGATGTTTGCATTCAACACGTTTTGCCACACCACTTAGTACCTACAGAAAAATTCAATAAGAATATTGCGTACTTTGTTTTTGAGTCAAGTACAATTAAGCATGTACCGTGGTTGGGTGTACTCAAACAAATGGATGAAGTCTGGGTTCCTAACACTGATGCAAAAAACAGATTAATATCAGACGGTCTAGTTAATGTTAAAGTAGTTCCACATACATTTGATATGATAAAGTACAGGGGATTCTACAATAATATAGCATTTCCAGACCTATCTACATTTAAGTTCTATACCATTTTAGATCTAAATGAGCGTAAGAATTTAGAGAGTATAATCAAGTCTTTCCACTCAGAGTTTCAAGAAAATGACAACGTAGACTTGGTATTAAAAGTAAAGAAGTATGGCGTTAGTGACGAAGTACTTTTTAGATATGTAAACGAATTTTGTTCTGATATAAAAAAGAAGTTAAGAATACATAAAGATCTAAATAGATACAAGCAAGAGATTATTATATGTGGTTCGCTTAAAGAAGAACAAATCTTAAGCCTTCACAGTTCATGTAATTGCTTTATAAACGTATCGCACGGAGAAGCGTGGTCTATACCTACATTTGACGCAATGTGTTTTGGAAATACCCCAATTGCTTGCAATGAAGGTGGCCCAAAAGAATACATAAGTAATGATAAAAATTGTGGCACATTAGTCAATGGTGTTTATTCGGTCTGTTGCCAACAAGATGCAGCTTTTGATTTTATCTTTACAGGAAAAGAAGAGTGGTTTGTTCCTAGCGAAAGAGAAATAAAAGCCGCAATGAGATATTACTATGAGAATAGAGATAATATCAATAAAGACTGTGGTTTTGAGCAAGGTAAAAAGTTCTCATATGAAAATATTGGAAAACTTATTAAGGATTATATCAATGAGTAAATTAGGCAAGATAATTAGTCTGGCTAATAGTGCAAAGCCAGAGAAGTATAGGATATTAACATTCCCTACGCACGAAAGGTATGAGACTCAGCTATGTAAAACTGGGCATGAGTTTTATTCATTCCATCTTAAGGGAAGCAAAAAATGGAATAAGGAACAGGTGGATGTTCCAGCCAATTATCACATTTTACCAGAAAATGAAGTTTCAAGTTATCTTGATTTTGACTTTATATTAGTTCAAAGTAAATTCTGGCAGTATCAAGTGGCTCAACAAATAAACGAGAGGCTACAGTTGCCCATTATCGTTTTAGAACACACCGTGCCAACGCCACAGACTATTAGTAAAGAACAATTTGATCAAATGAGGCAGATGATTGGCAACAAAAATGTATTTATATCTGAATATTCTAAAAACGCTTGGGGTATTACATATAACACAAAGATAATACATCATGGCTTAGATACAGAGACATTTAAGGATAACAATTCTGTAAAACAGGATCATACACTTACAGTAGCTAATGATTTTATAAAGAGAGACTATTGTCTTAATTATTCTGGGTGGGAAAGAATAACAAGTGGATTATTCGCTAAACTGATTGGAGATACTAAAGGCTTATCCCAACCAGCAAAGGATACAGAAGAGCTTGTCAAAGCGTATAATGAGTGTGGAGTGTATCTCAACACTTCTACACTAAGTCCTATACCCATGTCATTGTTAGAGGCAATGTCTTGTGGCTGTGCAGTTGTATCTACTGCGACATGTATGATTCCAGAAATCATAGATAATGGCGTAAATGGATTTATATCTAACGATGAATCTGAACTAAGATCATATATCGTTAAGCTATTAGCAGACAAAGAATTAAGAAATACTATTGGAAACAATGCTAGACAAACTATTGAAAATAGATTTTCTTTATCAGCATTTATAAGCAGTTGGAATAATGTATTTGATGAAACTTATGAGGAACAAACATGAAACTATATATTACGAGCGATGTAGGTAAAAATATAAGTGGCTATGAAACAATAGCAGTAAATAATGGGAAGTTTAACCTTGAAGATATATCTAATAATTCATGTGAAGAAATTATCTTTATCGATGGGCTTGAAAAAATTAAGCTGGCTGACTTATCTGAAGCATTTAACTCCATACTTTCTAAGATGCGATATGGGTGCAAATTAGTGTTAAGTGGAATAGATTTGCGCACTTTATCACAGTATGTACTAAGTGGAAATATCAATATGGAACAATATGCTAATATCATAGAAGATAAAGTCTTCATATCTGACTTGTCGGAAATACGACACATACTTAAATCGTCTGGAATAACAGTAGAAAAAATTACCATGAAGGACATATATTATGAAATCTCGTCAAGAAGAAAAGCGTTATCAAACTAACTGCTTAGATTGCATTTGTGCAATTTATAAAAACAATGAGCAAACTGATTGCGCAATAAAGCGATTAGATCATTTTATAGCAAGAAATGAAGCGTATGAACTTCAACAAGAAGAAAAAAAATCATATATCATAACTAGAATATGTAATGGTTATAGAAATCAAGAATGGAACAATGGCGTATTAGATACTAGTTTAGTATTAAAGGAAGTGGCATTGACTTTTGGTATTATAATAGATACAAACAATATGACCAAAGAAATTGCTGATAAAATCTTCGACAGAATAATTTCATCTAACTATGAAACATCTAAGTTGACTATAGTATTAGCCAGCGCAGTAACTTCTAAGAATATACATAATGTGTTGTATTTATTTCATAAGCTTACAAGTGTGCCGATTAAAACTATTACAATGAACTATGTAGATGATTCGTTCAATTCATTTGTTAGACAAGTCATGAAACACGATATAGCTAATAATTTTCTATATTACACTGTGACTGATATAAATCTATTTGATTTGTCTATTCTGCACACTATAAATGATTTAGTAACTAGTAAAATGGAAAAACTTTCTGTCATTGAAGCGGACAAGAATGTATTTGCTCTAACCAAAGGCTTTAGGGATTATCTTAATACATGCCCAAGTTACTGGATTTCATTAGACAATTTCATACAAATATCTAAAGATGTAGGATATTACAAAAACTATGAGTGTAACAAAAAAACACATACATATAATAAAAAATGAGAACGTTACTAAGGATCGTCTCATTAGCGTCATTATTCTAGCAGATAAAATAAATAGAGATAAAAAATCTACAAATATCTCATATTTATCTACTGTAAAGAACAAGTCTATAATTGATATACAGCTATCATATATACTAGAAAACTTCAAGATGACAGAGATTATCATATCGATAAATAACGAACAGCATGATTTATTGAGTCACATTAAAGAAACACATAGCTCAAAGAATATAAGATTTGTAGAAAATTACTCTGCTAATGATACTAATGATTCAGAGAGTCTTAGATTGTGCCTAAATAACATAAATAACGACAGAGTGGTTGTTATTAAAGGGGGAACCTTATTTCCGCTTCACAATCTTTCAAAAATAGACTTTTCTAAATCTGGAATTATTATTGGGCCACTAGACCAAAGATTCGAAGTTGGAGTAATATCTAATGAGAAACAAAACTTAGACCACTTAGGGTTTGGTCTAAATAACTCATGGATGGAAGTGTTTTGGATAAATAATATACATAGCATAAATACATTAAGAAGCATAGTATCTAGTAAAGCTTATAAGAAAAAGTTTATATTCGAAGCACTAAACGATCTAATAGAATTAAAGAAACACAAACTACACACACACTTTATCAATAATTTTGGAGGAATTTAATGAAGGCTATTGTACAAAATTATGTCACAGCATTTAGTACTGAGTCTATGTATATTACAGAAACTATAAATAGAATTAGTGGGTGTAGTGCAGCATATTGGAAGAATAATATAAGTGCATATGATATTTTTGATACCGTAAAACCAGATGTATTTTTTACACATGCTTCATTCTTGAAAAAAGATACTGTAGAATATATATCCAGTAACAAGAATATAGAGTGCGTATTTAATGTAACTGGACTCAATCAAGATGTCATAAACAATATCAATAATCTTGTCAAAGATCAAAATATTAATTGCCCACTATTATATACTAATGAGATAAACAAAAATCTAAAGTCAAAAATCAATCTACAATATATACCATTAGGTTTTGATCCATATAACCCAATTATTAATCAAATTCCTGAATACAAGATAGATCTAGGTTGCTATAGTATAAACAAAGAAGTAAAAGTTCCTTCTGATTTTTCAACATATCACATCATTGGAACATCGCAAAACTCCGACATAAAGAGTACTATATTAGAAGTACCAACTCTATGTACTAAATATAGAAATTTTGCCATTTATGATGATAGTAATATAGTGTCTCAAGCTTTTTATACTAGCTTATATCATGGAGTGCCAACGTATTACCAGACAAATAATGAAAAGATTAAGCAGGCTATTAAAAATATAACTAAATCAGAAAATACTTTTGATATTAATAATAAAGAAGATTACCAGTGGAAAGATATACAGGAACACATTAAGAATAAGCATACGGGTGCGAATAGAGTAAAAGCGATATTTTCAAATTTTAACCATGAGATTGCAACTAAGATAGAAACACTATGAAATTATTAGTACAATTTCCCACGCTGTGCAGAAAAGAAAAGTTCTTAAACTGTATAGCAAAATATGATAATTTGTGCGGTGATCACAATGATATATTTTTTAATATCAACTGTGATATAGATGATGGATCGATGAATAATGATTCTACAAGGCAGTCAATCAAAAGCGTAATCAATAAAGCCACATATAGAATTAACTACTTAGAAAAGTCCAACAAAATAAGTGCTATAAACGATAAAATTGATGTAGATTTTGACGTTGTATTATGTGCTTCTGATGATATGATACCAGTGGTTGACAAGTGGGATGAATACATATGTTGTGCTATGCAAGAATACTTCCCAAATCTGGATGGAGCTTTGCATTTTAATGATGGGTATACGGAAAACAATTTGATCACACTGTCTATACTAGGCAAAAAATTATACGATTATTTTGGTTATATATATCATCCAGACTATAAAAGTCTATATTGTGATAATGAATTCACAGAAGTTGTCAAGGCTTTGAGCAAAGTAAAGTACTTGCCAGATATCATTATAAAGCATGAACATTATTCTAGAGAAGGTAATATTAATTCTGGAGATCTAGATTTCTCTGCAAAAAAGACTTTATTCTTTTCTGGAAGAGATGGAGAGGTATATAATAAGAGAAAGGCTTTGGGTTTTCCTACAGAAAAAATTACAAATGACTAAATATTGTATTGGTATAACAACTTATGATTATAGATTCAATAGTTATTTCGTTAAACTGGTTAATAGCATCAAAGAATATAGACCAGATATTCCTATTGTTGTCACCATTAATGGAAATTATAAAGAAAATTTTAACGAAGAATACAGAGCAAATATTTTAGACTATTGCTCAAAAGTAAATAAAGTATTCCCAATTATATTCCCTGTGTTTAGGGGATTATCTAAGCTTTGGAATACACTGCTTATACATTCTCCTTGTGATAAAATGCTCATATTAAACGATGACATCTCTATTACAAGCGAAAAGTTCTTTGATGATCTAGAAAATCATAATCATAATAACACATTTAAAATTAATGGAAGTTGGAGTCACTATTTTGTAGATAGGGCTATTATAAACGAATTAGGTTGGTTTGACGAGAGATTCTTGGGAATTGGAGAAGAGGATGGAGATATGGAATTTAGATGGGGAGAAAAATATAATAAAGAGTTTCCATCAATACAGATAGATAATGTCATAAATCATATCGAATATAATGGAGCTTGTAAGAATATGCAGACTGTTTATGGTAAATATTCAACTTTTAATAGACAATTTATGTTTAGAAATAAATATTTAGTTGATATGAAAAATGGAAAAATACATGGAACAACAAATATGCCTCTAATATGTCAAAGTAGAACGCCAAATCAATATACAATAGAAAGTTTTTTTTGGGCAAATAAAGACTTACTCTAAATTCAGTAACACAAGAGATATAGATTGGAAAACTAATGATTATTCATGCAAATGTTACATTTAAAAATGAAGCCATAATCTTGAATGAAGTAATTAAGTATTGGAAGGATTATGATATTGATAAGTGGATTTTTTATAATGATAATTCAACCGATGACTCGTTAGATATAATCAATCGTGAACTTGGAGATAAGTCAATAATTATAAATGACAAATTAGAATTTTTTAATGAAACATATATTAGAAATAGAATGTTAGAATATTCTAGAGATAATAAAGCTGATGTATCTATTTGTATAGACGCTGATGAATTGTTATCATCCAATTTTCAAAAAAATTTAAGATCAATACTATTAGAAAACTTAGATTATAATTTACAATGCTTTTGGTTTAACGTCGTTGGGGGCATAAGTAAAGTGAGAAATGATCCTTGCTATCATAGCAATTATAAGTCTTTTATAGCTCCAATGAATCAAACAGATAGATATAATTGTAATATGTTGATGCATACGCCAAGAACGCCAAATATAAATCTACCCACCAAACAGACAAAAGATATTGGATTTATACATTTACAGGCGATTAATAAAAAGTTTTATGCCCTCAAACAACTTTGGTATAAACACTTTGAATTTCATGAATACAAATACCCAATACCGTATATAAACTCACGCTATGATCCAGTTGTTAACAATTTAGATTTTTGTGAAATTGACACACCGTTAGAAATTTATGATGGAATAGAGATAGATCCTTTAATTTATGACGATATAGAAAAAGTCAAAAAATACAAGGATTATGTAAAGAATAACCATATTAAAGAATTAGTAACATTTGGAGAAGAATATCTATGAACATAGGATTTTACATAAACAATCTGCAAGATCAAGAATTAGTTAACAAGGTGGTGACTGAAACGCAAATAAATAAAAAGTATCTATCAAACATATCTATATTTTATGATAATGTCGGACCATTTCCTTTTGGTTACGATGTTGCCCTTTTCAATTCTACTGAACTATGGTCATTTACTGGTAACTTAATTGTTTTTTCTGAAGACTCATGGTTAAAAACGGACAAAATAATTAATAAGTTCACGACATTTTTGTATTATGAACCAGCAAATATTAGAAATACCCTATCACTATTTAATGTTGTCAATAGGGGATGTAAGATTATCCCAAGTACAGAAGAGCATAAGAAAGAGTTTCACAGATTAACTGGTTATGAGTCTCTAGAACCTTGTCAAGATTTAGTTGGACTAGTAAAGGTGGTTTATGATAATAGATAGTGACTTGATTAAACTGTATAATGAAGGTAATAGTCCTTATGAAATATCTAGGATTCTTAATACATATCCTAATAAAGTTAGGAGAAGGCTCAAGAAACTAGGTATAGAACTTAGAGATAAGAGCGAAGCTCAAAAAATTGCATTAGAAAAGGGAATTTCTGTAATACCAACCCTTGGTAGAAAAAGAACTGATGTAGAAAAATTAAAAATCAGTAAAGGATTGAGTAAAAGTTGGGAAGATATAACTTCAGAAAAATATGAAGAACGATGCAATAAGGCGCGTGAAAGATGGAATAATTTATCTGATATAGATAAAGAAAAAATGCGTCAAAGAGCATTAGTAGAAATACAACGTGCAAGTAAAGAGGGATCGAAGTTAGAAAAATATCTGAGATCAATATTAAAACAAAATGGATACAATGCTCTATACCATATTGACAATCTTGTGACGGGCAATAAGCTGGAAGTGGATATGTACATTCCTGCACTCAAGGCTATAATAGAGGTAGACGGGCCTTCTCACTTTGAGCCTATATGGGGTGAAGAAAAGTTAAGAAAACAAATCAAGTCTGACATGGAAAAAAATGGGCTTGTTTTAGGTAAAGGTTTTGTTATGATAAGGATCAAGCACCTTAACTACAATCTAACGTATGCTAATAAAGACAAGCTAAAGCAATCTCTATTAAGCGTACTCAAGAATATTGAGGATAATTATCCAGAGGAATCTAATCGCTATATTGAAATTGAATTATGAAAGGGAAACTAATGACAGATGAAAATTTGTTCGAACAAGTTGAAGAACTACAAACACCTTCTAATACAGATACGTCCGTTAAGAATGTAGTACTAACTGATGCTCCAAGTATGCTATCTAAGGAGTGGCACGAATTTGCGATGCAGCTTTTTAGTGAGGACGAACTTGTTGATGGTCATCCTCTAGTTGCGGGTTTAAGGCGCGTAGCAGAGCTTGTAATAGGCCAAGTTGTTTTTAGCGGGCCTACACAGGTCTTTCCAGTTCAAACGCCAGATCATCACGGAAGAGCCACGGTGGTATTTACAGTAACATTCGCTAACGGGTCTACCTATTCAGAGGTTGCTGACGCTTGGGAGGGCAATACAGATGATATGTTTTGTGCGTATGCTGTTGCCATTGCAAGCACAAGAGCAGAAGCTAGAGCATTAAGGAAAGCACTTAAGATCAAGGGTGTTGCGGCAGAAGAATTAACCAAGAAAGATACTGCTAAAATAGTTCGTGATATATCTAAGCAGAAAACGTCAACGAGCGGAGATTATGATGACCAAGGTAGAATGAGTGATGCTCAGTATAATTTCATAGACGTTAAGTGCAAGCAGTTAAATATCAATGGATCAAAGTTATTCAAGGATGTATTCAAGGTGGATAACAATAGAAAAATATCAAAGAAGATAGCAAGTGATATTATAGATCAATTGAATGAATATCAGAGAGATAAAAATACGATTCCGAGTGATTTATTAGGCTATAACGAAGATTGGAGAAATGCATGAAAGTTACATATACTACAAAGAATAATAGGCTTAAGGTAGAAATTGAGGGTGAATCACAAAAAGATGTTTTTGAGTCACTATCTAAATTTCAAGAAGTATTTGATGAGAGCGTCTGCGGAAAGTGTAGTTCTGAAAATCTAAGGTTTGTAGTTAGGACTGTAGATGATAATCTATACTATGAACTACGATGTTTAGACTGCGGAGCTAGATTGTCATTTGGGGTAAATAAGAAGGGTGGAGGACTTTTCCCAAAGAGAAAAGACTCTGAGGGCAAGTGGCTACCTGACAATGGATGGGTTAAGTGGAACCCAAAGACTGAACAATCAGAGTGATCGTTGTTGTTAGTTTGGTACTCGTAGCAGAAGAAATTTTGCTACGAGTATTTTTATAGATACTCTACGGTGAAATAGAGTCCGTAATTTGTTTTACTTCCTATGCTTTGTGGCTCAGAACTTAGGGCTAAATACCAATCATGCCTAAGTGAAGAATGGGCAGCACCCTGAGTAGTTGTATATCCTAACGATATATTTGTATCTTGGGGAGAAGTATTTTTACCACTCATGCCTGGAGAATCTGTAAATAACATATCTACTGGAGATCCACCATCAGTTGGGTCAAATTCAACCCACGTATTTGCTGTTCTTCCGCGATATGCAAGATTATTCACGCCTTGATCTGGGGATGGATGTCTGGCTTCGTATACGTATGTTGTTACGCCAGAAGCATGACTATTAATATTGTTTCTATCGAATATTCTTAACTTACAATTTTGTACTCTAACAGACTCATTATGCACAAATCTAACATTTAGAGGACATTTATTGTTTGGAAGATTATTTAAAGCTACTTCAGAAGATCTATTTATTACAACGCGGCCGGGAGTAGTTGTATTACCCACAGAAACTTTAGCAGTATTGTTTAGCTCTATTCTCTCTGTTGATGTACCATTAGAATTAGTAACGAATGTTGTAGATTGTTGATTACCAATTGGTACAGATGCGCCATATGTCAAGCCGTAGAATCCAAGTCCAGAGCCAGCCGTGTGGGCTATCTGATAGTCTCCATTTGATCCTACTTCATTAGCAAAAAACAATATTTCAGCCATAATTTGTCTCCTTTGTACGTAAAATACATTGTATTATACACATTATCCAATATTGATTGAACAATATTGAGCCAAGCCATTAGTATTATCCTTTTGTGCGCTCCACTCTCTCCAAGCAGATAAAGTATGTCCTATATCATTATGATAATGAAAAAATAAATCATAATTAGGCTTGACTCCAGTTGAGGCACTGATAGGAAGTTGCGTAGTTCTATTTGTCTGAATTATACCATTTTCTCCAGCAGCACTTGGTGTTGATAATCTTGTCGTTTTACAAACTTCTAATGGACCCTTATCTTCCATCAATCTATCATAGACTTCACCAACAATAGGTCCAACTTTTAATCCAGTAGCTTTAGCATTTCTTACTTTTATATTTATAGAAGTAAGAACTGTTAACGGGTCTTCTTTTCTATCAAGAGCAGAATCCCAACTAGTATCCTTAAAATTGGCTGGTAAATAACCTTCTCCTTGATCAATAACTATAAATCCGGTAACTTTACCAGTAGTGTCAACGGATGTAATTTCTATTTTTGCACCATCTCCAGCCCCACCAGTTATGCCTATTATATCTTTTACTGAATAATCTTTGCCTTGACCATCATCGGCGCTAGCTCCCGTAACAGTACTTCCATTAGAATCAACTTTACGTGCATACTTCCAGTGAGTTACATTTTTACTAACACCTATTACGCGCTTAAAATATCTAAATACGCGCTGAGTATTAGCTCCTACAGCAAACATCTGGCCCCTTCTAATAGGATTAACTCGCCACTCTGACTCTGGGCGCAATACTTTACTACCTGGGCCACATCTATCAACAATACTGTCACTAGTTCCGACACTACAGATTATATTATCAGAGGAAGGAGTTTTAGGATGGGCATATGTTGGAATTCTAAAATCTACTGCTGATGTTATTTTATCAACTGCGCGCTGATAGGGTGGCAAAGTGGCTGTTCTCTGGCTAGCGTAAGCGCTAGTTCTGCCAACCGAAGGAGTCCAAGTACCAGTAGGCGTAATACCAGTATCTTTTATCTCTGTGTCTATATTAACGTGACCACTTAAAGCTCCCGGTAGAAAATGTAATACTCCAAAATATCTACCATCAAATAATGTTTGCTTCTCAGGCCACTGTGTAAAAACTCTAGCATATAAAGCATTTGTTGCAAAACTATACAAACCATCAACGCTATCTCTTGTGCTACCCCATTGTGGCTCTGTTACCCTTGTTGATTGACCAATGGTTGGTAGATTAACTAGTCCAAATATACCAAAAGTTACCATATTATTAGCAGTTGGTGTCAATGTAACGCCCACGCCGTTTAAGCCAAATCTTTCTGAAATTTTAATTGGTATAGACGATTGATTCCAAGACATACTAACTTTAGCACATATAACACCAACACAGTCAGCATTGCCCTTAGATCCGCCAGTTTTCCTAAAATCGTCATCTTGGTTAAGTAGACTGCTTGCATACCAAATGCCAGGACTTCCGGCAGAATGACCAGCAGTTTGCTTCACGGCATAATCGTATGGAATAACATCATAAATTCTTGTTACTGAACTACTATTACTATAAGATTTCATTAATCTGAAGCTATTAAAATTTTGCTGCTTTTCTCTTTCGAAAAACTTTGTTCCCCAAACATGAGGTAATGTTGAGGTTTGATCAGTACCCGTTCCAGTTAACCAGAAATCCTCTTTCAAAAAGGGAAACTTGGATTTATAAAAAGATCCAGCCTCAAAACCAGCAATTAAATCTAAATTGCCGTCAAAACCTCTAGCTGTCATGTATAATCTTCTTAAGATATTAATACTTGGATTTAAATCGCCTCTACTACCAAGAGTAACTTCCAACAAACTTTGCGAAAACTTATCTGAACTACCAACCATTTCAGCCGATAAGGGCATGAAGGTTAACTGCAAAGTATTAGGTTTTAAGTCATAAAGATCATTTACGAGGGGATCGTCCTCATTATCGTCATCAATATATAACCAATCCCAACGATCTGGAATACCATTAGCATCCAAGCCCATAACAGTTCCCATTAAAGAATAAAAGTTATTGGCTTGACTAGTACTACTAGTGCCAGAGCATATGGGTGAAATTCCACTTCTAATTATATTAAAACACTCTTGTGGCCCACCATTCTTAGCATTAGGGCCACCCAAAAGAGCCATTTCTGCTGGAAATTGTGACCAATTGCTATCTTGACTATCAGCAAACATAAATCTACCGCTGTCATATTGTATGTTTTTTTCTACAGTATTATCATTAATTGGTGGTATTGATACAAGAGATAGAGATGGAGAAGAACTAAAATATTTAGAATTATTTTTATGAGATTTGAAAAATACTTGTCCATCTTTTATACTAGCAATTTTACTAGGATCATATCCAGCATTAAATACTGGTCCCCAAAAGTGATTAAACTTATACGCCCAACTATCTTTATCTTCCTCGCTAGGGTTATTATTTACCGCAATATTAGTTCTACCAATAATATTATAAGGACCATTGCCACCCATCCAATCCCCCAATTGATCTGCCGCAGTACTTTGCCAATACCTATCTGATGGTATAATAATACTACCTTTATTAAATTCTTCAAGCTTATTTGGAATAGTATAATCATTCCATTCACCATCTGTCCAAGATCGTAATGTTTCTAATGACTTGTCAGCATTTAAATTCGCTTTAGCTATTTTCGTCTTGTTGTTGACGGTATTTAAGTGAGCGGGACCGCCAAAGCTTGTAACAGTAGACATATCTATAAAAAACATTCTTGTCATACTGAATTCATATGTTTCTGGAGATACGTCCTTGCTAAGTGTTGCTTCGAGGTTGTTTAATTTACCATCATAATCTAAATTCATATAGTATGCATAGTTTTTAAAATAACTGTCGGAATCAACTATAAATTTTTGAAAGCGCCACCTATTAATAACTGGAGTAAATACTTGTGGTTTTGGCTCTGACAGTGGTGATAATAACCACTCGCCACATATTAATGAAGCTTTTGCGGTTTCACCAATAGCGTATGGTCTAGTACTTCTATTAACAACCTGTATTTTTTCTTTTGTATTTTTATTGTCGCAAGACTTAGTAACAAATGCTGGCATTGCAAGGTTAGGATTTTTATTCTGCGGGTATATTGGAGATGCGTAACCTGTTTTGTAATTGCTTAAATAAAATGCAGAACCGGGATTGGATAATTCTTCAAAAGATAAATTATCAAAAGTTTCTGCATCTAAAACTGTTTCTTCGACAGGATCAACATTAGTTAAAAGTTTTACTAGTATTTGCTGAGTTCCAAATTCCCACCTTCCAGTATTAGAACAATAAGATTTAGCGATAGGAGCAGCGATCATATTATCCGTATTGTCTTCACCACCATCTTGAACTGGAGATAAAACGCCGGGATGATTATCAGATGTAGCTTTTTGAGTGCCTGTCCAGCTATATGTAGTACCGGCTGAAGTGCTTGGTATGCCTGCCATTGAGTGAAATTTCTGTACTATCTGATTAGTATCGTCATTATTCCTTGCAGTGAAATGTAAATTAATATAAGTAGCAAATTCTTTTTGGCATCCACCATTACCTTCTGGTAAAGTATAATCAATCTGAATATTAGCACCACTAACTAGAAATGTTAAGCATCCAGATAAACTATTAGAAATATCAACTAGGTGATCTTTAGCTTCTGTTCTAGTAAATCCACCAGTTGGAGTAGATATATATCTAGGATTTTCATTAAAATATTCGTGCCACTCAATAAGATTTTTTATTCTAGCTTTAGGTATTTGTACTTCTGAAAATCCACCAGTATCTTTATTAAATTTTAAATATTTTGCATCACCATCCGCTGTTTCACCCATCAAAGTTGTAAAAATAACATTTCTAGATGAAGCTTTAAGATTTAAAACGGCGCTAGACATAACTATACCACTTAATTGATATAGGCTATAGCTAGACAGTCCAACGTATTCTAGTTCTGGCGAATCATTAGTAAATAAATGAGCGCCATTTTCACCATGAGCTTGAATTCCAATTTTCATTTTATGTTCCTAAGATATTACTGGGGTAGTCCATCCTTGTTCGCTAGCAAGGTCACTATCTACTTTATATTGTGATTGACGATGTTCATTATTGACTATTTGAGTTTTAACAGCACCATTTTTTGCATTCGGATTCCTAGTTGCTATAATATCATGTTGATTTTCTTGTGCTATAACAGCATTTTGAGATTCTTGGAAAAACTGTTGTTCATCTACTATACCTAAATTGTCAGTATTTCCAACATAAAATTGATGATTATTTAATTGTATTGTAGAAGAAGGATTGTTTGGTAAAGTTCTATATCTATCTTGACTTTGTGTTTGAATACTGCCAATTTTATACTTTGTTCTATTCATAGAATCATTAATAGACTTTTCTAAAGAACCTATAATATTACCATAATTTACAGAAGTTTGAGCCTTACCAATTCCTCTTCTAATAAATTGGTTTTTTGTATCTCTTAACTTTTGTCTTTCACGACTTATTTGAGATATTTGTATTTCTTTTTGTCTGTCTAATTTACCCCATTGTGCTGTATAAGAATCCAGTTTTACTGTTGTTTGTACACCAGCCGTAGAGACACTTACATCTATACTTGTTACATATGCTCCACTTTCCATTAAAGCTCTACCAATACTTATACCACTGGGAGCATCTGGATAAACAAATCCACCGCGTTCAGAATGCAACATTAGACTATTTCCATAAGATGCTTTTAGTCTACCAGCCTCATTCATTAAGTCGTGACCAAAAAAATTCCAAGGTGCTAAATTCTCATCGCGTATGTATTCTAACTTCCCCCCAATATTTCTATATTGTGAAAGACCAAACTCTTGAGCCAATTGTGGAGTTAAGTCACCAGGATTCATTAATGTTGTAATCCAAGGTCCGTAACATCTTTCTCTGGACTCTAATGATAGCGAAACTAAATCTGGATAGACGGGCGACGGAACAGCAATATGCATTCTCTGTGGCAAACCAAATGTCATTCCTTTCATTGTTTCTTTGTACATGTGAAAGGATTGTGTTAAAGTATTAGCACTAAACCCTGAACAATAATCTTTGAGTATATTAGTGGGTTTTTTCACAAATGCTGGCAATTGAAGTCCTAGCATATTGGTAGGGTCTTTTATAATGTCTTGAGTTAAAATGTGCTTCATCTTAACTGGATTTTGACTAAAATACATAGCATCTCTAAATCTCATATCTTTTAGAGGTACGGGGCGACCGGGTAAAGTAATTAAAGCATATACATTATCGTAATCCAAATTTTCTTTTCTTGTATCTATTAAATTACCAGAAAAAATAGGTTCATATATTTTAATAAAATCAGTTACTGGTATCATTTCACCAACATCGTTTGGTTTAGGAATGTATTTTGCTAGATAGTAAGAAAAACTATTTTCATACGCACATGTTTCTTCATTAAATAATTGTCTAGGTTTAGCAAAAGTACCTATATCAATTACCTCTCTAGCAAAACGTTTGATTTGTCTGCGAGTTGCTTTTGGTGGCATATAGAATTTATCACTAAGGTCACACTTAACAAACGCACAAGTCCAATTGGTTATATTTACTCCACTTTCTAGCCCCTTAGTCTCAGCAAAAGATAAATCTTGACCTACATTATCTAAGTTATTAGCTATATCTGGCATCATTCCTTGTAATAATCCATCAGTAGATATAGACTGTTGCGTATAATCGTTTGCAGAAAATCCTTCTAAGCTTAGATAGTTACTCCAATCAAATCTAACATAAGCTGACACTCTGCCATTTTCAGAAATAAACGGTGTTAAATCTTGTGGTACTAAGAGATTTCTTACCCCGCTTGGTACTTTATCTGGATAATTATTCATCATATATAACATTTCATTAGACTTAAATACGTTGTCGTATAAATCAAAATCAAAAAATCCACCCTCTGTTGATGGAACATAATTAAACTCAATAGTATCTGATATTGGTTGATAGTTAGATTTTAATGCTCCATCTTTCAATAAGCCAATAATAGGAACATTATCATAAGTACCACTAGTTAGATAACTCTTCATTGGTGGGCATTGTGCCATTAAAGATTGTAATGGGTTAAAGGTATTATATCTAACACCATTAATTTCAAAATTGCTATTCATTAATCTAGGTTTAAATCCAAATGGCCCCTTAGTAATTCTATACTCTTGATTATTAGAAGAAAATTCAACTTTATCTTGATAAAAAGAATTAGCGTATTTAGGTATTTTTACTAGAAATTTTTTACCTAAACATTCTTCTGCTATATTTTTTACAAAATCATATACCTTTTTGGCGTTTTCATTTTGCTTTCTAGCTAGTCTTGGCATAATGCTAATAGCTTTAGATGCGCTTGTCATAGTATCATCTATTAAAGCTATATGTTCACGATATGGAGAGTTTCTATTGTTTATATCATCGTCTAAAGTCCGCATAGTATTAAAAAATGTAGCAAAACTTGATTGTATAGAATCAATAACGCCATCAGATCTTGTACTTTTAGATACCGATGATACAATATCACGCGCTGTATCAAAAGCGCCGTTCCACCAAGTAATTTGCTGTTGCCAATTTTTACCGCGCATCTGTTGACTATTATTCAAATTTTCTCTAGCTTCTTGTCTCATTTTAGCTAAGTCAGTTACTAACTGTGTTAAGTTGGCTGTTACGTTTGTTAAACCACCTTCAGGTATACCTATTTTCATAGCTCTTTTATAATATAATGGATAGCCGTAAGGTGGCGAACAAGGACTAGCTGGTAATCCATCAATTTCTAAATAGTTTCTATCAGACTCAAATATACATCTTGGAACAGTAACTGCGTAATTATTACTTAAATTTGGATTAAGCGCTTGACCACGTTGAGGTGTAGCCAAAAGGGCAGCACCTTCTACAATATCGTTTTCCTCAACAGATTCCATGTATACGTCGTTATACATTAACAAGAACTCTTTCCATCTCTCAAAAGATACAATAGCACATCTTAATTCCATTTCTGTTGCAACGTAATAACTTCCTACACCATTAACGTTTAAAGATGTAGCATCTAATAATATTTGTTGATATGCGCCAAATCCTCTTGGTATTGTTACGGCAGAATTTTCACCAAATCCTAACATTCCATAATATGGAAGAATTTGTTGAGTAATCATTTCATCGTGAGTGTATTGTCTTGCTTGTAATAATGCTCTCTGTGATGTAGATTGATATGTATCTCTATCGCAACTGCCAGTAAAGAAATACATATTTACCTCATTGGCACCAGCAACGAATTTTTCTGTTGTAACATCTGTAAGTTCAAAACCGATATCAGAACTTGTCACTGTTTGTTTTGCGAGACATTTTTGGCGATCCTCTTCACTTAAATTTGTCGCTTTGCAATCTATTAAAGTGCCATTGTCTCTATATACTTGATCTAAATTACGAATGTATTCAGCAATTCTTCCATATGTTTGCGCTGGTGTTTTATCTATAGCATCAATCCTTATAATGCCAGCCACTATTTTATTTTTTATGTTTATATCTGTACTATCAGCGCAATGCTTGTTCCACGCTTTAATGTATTGGTACCTTGGGTGGCCGTTAACAGGAAGTAATGAAACAAATAATTCATGATTAACAATTTCACAAATTTCCTGCATAAAATCTAGTAATGAAACTTCTTCAAAGTCAACATAATATAATCTAGGAATATACTCTGTGGGTAAACTACCAAAATCTATAATATAATTATATCCACGGAATCGTATGAAAACTTCAAAACCATTATCTATATATTCTTGTGGCAGATCTCCAAATAATCTCATTTGGGCAGAAATAGAGTCTATAATCCTATAAAATGGTATTCCTACAGCGGAGCGTCTAGACATCCCAGTACCAGTTATTGGAAAATTTCTCGGTAGACCATTAGCAATAGTTGCGTGATAATTTGGTTTATGATAGTTATCATATAATCCGCTTACAGGAGATCCCATATATGTAAATTTACCAGTATATTGACCATCCACTCCAACAACAAAGTACTTAGTTAATATACCACTCTCAGGATAATGACCTCTAAGTGTGGTTAATAGAGATGTGCTAGGATTATGTTCTAAAAATCCATATACATTAATTAAATTTTCTGTTCTATAAGTTCCCTCTGCGTAGTTATTAAGTATTAATTTAACGCTAGATAAAATTTGCCTTGGATCAACAACATTAACATTGAATGTAAAACCGTTTATATTTCTATTCTGAGTCCATCCTTGTAATATTCCACCAAACGCAAAGTGATATCTACCACTTTCATTTGGGGGTTCAAAATACAATCCCATACTAGACATCCAGTTATCCATATATGGCAATCCACTGCTTTGCCACTGATATATATTTTCAACCGGAACTAAGTTGCCCTTACCAAAAGTAAAAAATACTGGACTGCCTATTGGCGGCGGATTGAATTTATCACCACTTCCAGAATGATACACATCAGCACCACTGCCAAGTGGAGTACCGTCAGAATTATTATATTCATCATTTACAACACTAACTGACAATTGAGATGCTGTGTCTCCATATCCAGCAGATATTGAAAAATCTAAGATAGTTGCTCCTAAGAAAGTCTGCTGTACGTATGAATCATAGGTGGCGTTAGAAAATGATGATGGAAAAGAACCAGACGAAACAAATGCTGCGTTTGCGGGAAGATTTCTAACACCACTGAATTGTGGATCTAGTGCGAAGTATCCAGAATCTGGAACTATTCCATATTGTCCTAATGGAAACTTTTTATTAAATTTTGTCATAATTATTTTCGCTATTCATCTACTTGGGTCCATTTTCCATCTATTAATCTATATCTCTCATATCCACCCCCATCGATTTCCTTCTTTTTCTTTACAACCACTAATTCTGGAGGATCTTTCCACCACTCGGTTACAAATCTAATAGTCCATATATTAAAAGATACGTCATTTGCGTATAACTCTGGAAAACTATCACGTAATAGTTCATAATTTACTATAGATACATGTTTTTTTATTCCGAAATGAGAATCAGTATTGTTATAGCCCGGAACGACAGTTGTTGGCGAATTTATTAATTCGTCATACGAAATCAATGTGGCTGGAGGTGGAGCGGGAGGTTGAGGCTCTGGCTCTGGTGGTGGCGGTGGTGGCGGTGGTGGCGGTGGTGGCGGTGGTGGTGGTGGTGGTGGTGGTGGTGGCGTTACTGGTGGAGTTACTGGCGGCAATGGTGGAACTGGCGGCACAATTAACTCTGGTGGTGTTGGAGCTTCTGGATATTGATATACCCCACTACCTAAACCTTGCATAGTATTATAATAACGATACGCATTACTACTAAAAATAGAAGATACGCTAGAAGGTCTTATTATATATTGAAATGGAGTTGGAGCAGAATTGAAATTAAAGCTTGAACTATTAGAACTAGATCCATATCCGGTATAATCAGTAAACATGAATCCTAAACCTTCTCTATTTAAGACGCTACCCTGCCTTCTTAGACCACTGGCGTCGAAAAAATAATTTCCGCTGCCACTAATATTATACATTTCTTGTGCATTACTAAACATATAAGCTATCCAAAAATATTTGACATACTACTATGACCAATTCCGCCGGGAGACGCTGTATATGAAGCATTTGCTCCATTGAGGTTAATACCGCTTGTACGAATTGGAAAAAAGACTTCATTAGCATTTTGTAAAGCGTCTAAATTAGCATATCTTTCTTTTTCTGCAACATTTTCATCCCAGCCGCTTGGAAAAACAGTAATATAAGACGAGCCACCCCTATTAATTTGCTCCTGTAAAGAATCTGCAAAGTGTGCATAACCACTTGGCAAAATGCGTCCATATATACCGCTATGCGGATACATATTAGCAGTATTAGCCAAACTACTTGGATTATTAGCCATATTATTTATCCAATTCGTAAGTCCAGCTTAAATTTAATGAATACCTACCATCCTTGGGCGACCACGTTTCAGTTGTAGGATTCATAAAATATTTTCTTATTCCAGGTTCTGAAATAGGAGAAACTCCACTTATAAAATTAACTATTTGTGTTCTATATGGATCATATAAAATAGGTTTTTTTAACATGGCAAATCTACCAGCATTAGTTGCCCCACTAGGATAAAAAGTGTCGTAATAATCTAATACAAATTCTAAAGAAACATCTCTTCTGTATTCTGTTCTAGTTCCCATAGATTGAAAAATTGGACCTTGTCTGCGACCAATAACTGGAATAGTTGCAAAAACATCACCGGGATATGTATCATTAATTGATACTGATTCATAAGAAACTCCAGATATAAAATTAGTAGGACGATTATCAAACTCTAAAGTATAGTCAATAGTACCCTGTATTTTATTTAAGCCAATAGATATACTTTTTGGTTGAGAATTAAGAGCAACACCAACAGCACTATTAGCTCTTTTATAAATTGGTGATGATATTCCAAAAATTCCACTTCCAGATATGTTCCCCCAGTGCTTTATGGCTGAGTCATATTTACCAGAATCGCCAATCAACGGGCGATAAGATACTCCAGATGGTTTACGTGATAATCCCTGTACGGTTCCATTAATAGAAACATTAATAAATGGATTTTGATGATCACTAGTCACTTGCATAGTATATGTTTCCATAGCTCCACTACTAGAACCACCAGAGCATAGAATAAATGTTTCAGAAAGTGAATAAGTTCCTTCTGTAACACTAAAATTTTCACTTACAGTGTGATTAAAATAATCACCAGTAGATATAGCTGATATAAAATAACCCTGACCTAAATTACTAGTATTGGAATAAAAATCTGTTAAACTTTTGTTTGCAGCATTTTCGCCACTAACTGCTAAAAGATAATTTTTTACAAAGTCTTTAGCAATAATCCAACCGGCAATATTAGCATTATCAAAATAAGCTGTACGCCCAGTGGAAGATAAGTTTCTAGTAACTCTATAAGCTGGGGCTTTAATAAACCCATCGTTATCTACATTAAAAAATTGATCATCTTCTTCAATTGACCAATCTTCGGAAAAATCTTCTATATATGCACCGCTTGCATATCCACGATGAGTAGATAAACCGCTAGCGCCATGTAAAAAAGTAAAGTTTGTTGGAGATAATCCAGAAACATGCGCGTCTGGATGATTGAGAGGTAAAGCGAGCGGGTAGTTTGTTATACCTTGCTCATTATGATATATAACATATGTAGTTAGTTCAATAGTATATTTACAAGTATCTACCCAAATCCCCTCTTCAAAATTTATAGAGTCTACAACACAATTACAACTAAGGGCTGGATTACCGCCAGTGTCGTATGTGTGATATACTCGTAAGTTTAAACCATCTGTAGCAAATATCTCTCTCAAGCCTCTTTGTTGAGTAAGTATAGAGCCGAGCCTTTTATCTGGCGGCGGCTGCTTGTAAGGCGGGCCTTGGTGAGTCCAAGTTCCATCATTATTGTATTGTGAATAATTAGAACCGCCATACCAAACGGGATTTTCATTTACGCCAACGCCATTGCTACTAGGGTTTCCTCGACCAGCAACAATTGTTCCGTTTAATATAATCTTATAGGAATTGCCAAATCTAACAGAGCCTGTCCTGTTATTCTGTTGACTAATAGTTATGAGTGGCGTTGGCCTTATAAAATACTGCCCCCCCAATTTTGCTCCACTTACAGATATCATATTTTATTTACCTTGTCCTCTAAGTAATAAAGTGGATGGCAGTAATCCTTGTCCACTAATGTAAATATTGAGCGAATTATTAATTCCAGAAACAGTACCGGCGTTATTAAATAAATTCAACGATCTTACGCTACTACTAATAATGCTATCTGTATATAAATCCAATGTATTATACACGTATGCTGATTCTGGGGCTACGATTTGTAATAGCATGGTGCCACTTTGTCGTAAGAATTCATCTGCTCCTATATTAAACAGTCTGATTCCATTCTCTAGCTTATTTCCTCTTACCAATTCTCCATATACGCTATGCACAAATGGCCTATTAGATATATTACCATAAGGATTACCGTCAAAACCAGAACCTTCAATATATATTTCCCCGTCTGTATTAGAAAATACTATACCTGTAGAAAATACGCTCTGATTAGTCTTAACGTGTATTTCCTTGTTTACGTATATATCTATATTACTTTTTTCCCTACCGTCTGAAAATAGTTGTGCATTTAACCACATGTTTTTATTACTAATTGCTGGAGGTTGATTTCTAATCATAGCATCATAAGTGTATATAGCCCCAGCATTATGAATACCAGAAGCGTTAGATAAACCATACTTATGATTCGATGAAGTAACAAATGCGTTATATTTAGCATCTTTTCTATCTACCCTTTCAATTGCTACTGCGTTGCCAAACATATCATTTTCAGAGAAATTTTGACTGTTTGATCTATATCCCTGCGGAACCAATTTTTGCCTTAATGTCCAAGCTTGGGCTTTAGTATTCCAATCAATAATATCATTTTCATAACTAAATACCGCTCCTCTATTTAAGATAGGCACACCGCTATTAGGTAATGATTGCCTATTCTGAGCAGATCCTAAGTCATAAACTTTATGCAGAGGTATATCAAATTGAAAATCAAATTCTTTTCTAACAAATTCTCCACTCTTATATATGTTATGCACTAAATTGCCAAAGTCATGGCATGGCGCTCCAACTAATAATAGGTCGCCGTCCATATCTAAAGAAGAGCCAAATTTATCTGGAGACATACTATATTCTTTTAAGAATCCAGAAGAATATATATTAGATCCTAAGATTGCTTCATTTTGTGATAACGCAACGCTAGTTATATCTTGCCCAGCGTTAATTGTGCTAGGACGTAATTTCTGCCTAAACTGCCACCTCATTTGGTTCCCAAGCTCATCAATACCACTGTCATTATTTTCAAATACATAAACAGATCCAGCCCCACCGAAGTTGCTTAAAGTCAAGCCAGAGCGCATGGGATTGTTGTCTATATCTTCCCAATTAAATATACTATTCTCTTTGTCAAATGCGGCAAATGGCGCTCCAACTACTAACCTATTTTTGTATAGCGCAATAGAATACCCGAACAGATCTCCAGCAAAACCAGATATCGCAACATTACTATGCTGTATGTCAATAAAGTCACATCCTAGCTTAGATACAGTTCGTGGGATTTCACCATTAATAGCATCAGAATACTCAGAATAATCTACTAAAGAGCTGCCAATCTTTGTAATGCCTGAAGCACCCCACCTTGGATAAAACTTCATTTCTTCATCAAGCAATTCAGACACAGTACTATCTAATGATAGTATATCAACTTCTCTTCTGACAATATTATCTGGATCAAATTTAGAAAGATTATATTTATACTTAGTAGTTATATTCTGCGGAGTTTGTTCACGAGAATAAGCAGACTTAATCCCACTTAGGTTGTTAAGTGAGGCGTAGTTATAATATCTCTTAGAACTACCCCTTTCTGGAGATATAATCTTAGACAATACTTCATAAACTCTACCTCCACTCCTAGTATATTCTTCCGGTGGATTTTGTGGATACAAACTTCTAATAAAGTTCATTACATTTGGTTTTAATAAATCGTTAGAATCTTTGACACAGTTCCCCTGTATAATACTTTTTTCACCTATTAAAACAATATTAGATCTATTATATCCGTTTAAAAATGACGAAAAGTGTTCTATTTCATGTGCAGCTACAACTGGGCCATCCTCTATCTCTTGATTTGCACAACTATGTGTTGAGAATACATCTCCATCATCCTCATCACCTAAATATATACCATCATCACTAAAACCACTACTAGACGTTGTATATCTATCACAATAAAACATAAAATAAAATGGCTCAAAAATAGATCGTCGGTAGAATGCTGGCAGAATTTTGGCAGCAGAATGGTAATCACAAATATCTTTGCAATATTTAGTATTATCATTCATAATAGCTCTGAGTCTTGGTGGAATAATAACATCGTAAGCTGGACTCCCAGTATAAGTTAATCTCCATTCCTCTCCAATGTATTTATTATAAGTTGAAAAAACTGGAATGCTTCTAGTAGTACTAGATACATAATGTCCAATAGGATGGTAAAACCCGAATATAGATAAAATCTTATGCGTATAAGGAGTATAATTTATCGAATTTAATGATCCAACATTACGATTTCGTGAGCTAAATTTAATATTTATTGAATTACTAGAAGCTCTTCCAGTAACTATATTTGTTTTTACTTCTGATAAATTTTCAGTCTTTGTATTAAAATATCTGTTATTATTATCATTTTCGTTTGGATTAGGTGAATCTGGAAAATTTGAAACTTCAACTTCTAAAGGTAGATTTTCATTCTCAAAATCAGAAACATAATTAACAAATATTGTATAACCACTATTTGGAATAACTGGGATATTAACACTTGCTTGACCGTCTATTTCCCATAGTGCTGGGATATCATAGAACATTGTATCGTATATTGGATACTTAGCTATAACCACATCTTTAATTTGATCTAATGTCTGATGATAAAATTCTCCCAATATTGGAGTAAATGATACTTGCGGATCAAATCCATCACTAAACAATTGACTTGGATATAATGAATCAATTATTAAATTAGTAGTTTGGTCTAAATCGTATAGACAAGACTTAATAATACTGCTTTGTGCATTAAAGTTACTTATGCTTGGGCGTACCCAGCCGCCCGTAACCTTGCTTCTTGCACTTTGTAATGCGCGATCATAACTATTTGCAAATCTTCCTTTGTTATTTAAATAAATCGGTGTTATCTTTATTCCTAATTTGTCAGATATATTTCTTACAGCTAGTGCTGATTCTTGAGAATCATCAAATGTAATTATTAATTTTTTATTTCCTTTATTCAACCAATTTTTGATATTATTGATATTATCATCAGTTGGTCTTGAGTTTTTAGTATTTGGTATCCAACACACATTTATCTGGTCTGGAATAGCACCATTAAAAACTTTGACTTCAGCTTGTATCTGTTCTATTTCTCCATATAATTCTTCTAAGAAAGATTCACTATAGCCATCTTTAAAACTAGATCTTTCTGTCCATCCACCTATAATTCCTATAGTCGATGGTATATCGCAAGAATAAGATAATTGTTTAAATTTAGCCGTATCTTTAGAGTTTAAAGTAATCAAATTAGTATAAAATTGTATATTAATATCTTGACTGCCAGACATTAAATTTAGCTTACTTTCTGGCAGTACTGTAGCCAATAATACTATTTGTGAATTATTATCACTATCTTCTGGAGTAATATATAATTCTTCCGCACATATAACTTGCCTATCATATTTTAACTCAAATCCTAACACTGGATCAAAATTTCTTATTTCAGCCTTACCTTGTATTATCGCATCTCTAAAATTAACAGGGGCTGGATTGAAATAATCGCCATCAAAAATTGGTAATCCGTTTTCAAAATCTATTTTAAATATAATGTCATTTTGATACTCAAATGCACCTACAGTATCCCAATACCAAAATTCTTGAATATCTTGTTGTTGTAAATCGGCCAATCTCACAGCAACACTTTCATATATAGAAAATAATCCAGATCTTGGCGGATCAGCTGGATAATGTATCGTTTGCCGTGGAAGATATTCACCGGCAACCAATAGAGGAATTGGCTCTTGAGATGGCAAGTCATATATAGCATAATCCCAATTTGTAGCTATAAACCCACCTAACATGGGTTTATTTTGAGCATTAAAAGCTCTGGCCCAATTAAACTGTCCAAGAAATTCCCTACCTCTAGCATTTATACATGGGTAATTCCAATTAGCACGTAAATCACCCTGGTCAGCTAATGGTAATTTACATTTTTTATTCCATAGATTACAGTTGTCCATGTATCGCGTAAAATGATCCGGCATATTCATTCTAATATCAGCCACACCGTGACCAACAAATGTATTATTGTAATTAATATAGGTTCTAGTTATTCCCTCCGGTTGATAAGAAGGAAGTATATTTACGACTTGTGATAAACAGCCACTAG